GTTGGTGCAGTCTTTGGGCGGTCTCTGTTCTGTCAGGGCTTGCCGTCGCATCTTCAATGGCAAGCTTTTCCGGTTTTATCGCTGCCACATTCGTATGTCGGACATGTCGTCCATCTTCCGTCTCCCCCGCAAGAAGGCCCGCTGCCAAAAGCGAGTCAAGACGGTCATGACCCGCAGGATTGTGGCGGTGGATTATGTGCGGGATGAACAGTCTGTCTGCATCAAGGTCTTCCGTGAGGACGGCCTGTATTTGACCGACAACTTCATTGTCACCCACAACACTTCCACGGCGTTGTCCTTTGCCGCCCAATGCCAGAAACCAGAATACGGCAATCGGCATGTCTACTACCTGAATATTGAGGGGCGCCTCAAGGAGATGAACCTCAAGGGGACGGCGGGACTCAACCTCGACAAATTCACCATCTTCCGGTCAACGCCCGAGCGGATTCTGACCGCCAAGGATTACTTGACCTTGGCCATGAAGGCGATCAACACCGATCCCGGCTGTCTGGTCATCATCGACTCGGTCTCCGCTTTGTGCGACGAGAAGGAAATGGACGAGGGGGTCGGCTACGAGAACCGCGGTGCTGGCAACAAGATTTTTGCCGGGTTCTGCCGTCAGGCTTCCAATGTTGTGCCCGTTCGCAATTGTTTTGTCTGGGCGATCCTTCACCTGACACAGTCCCAGGGGATGTATGGCGGTTTTGTCGAAAAAGGAAGTCGCACCCTGCAATACCAGGCCGATGTCCAGATGCGGGTCAAGTTTGATCGGGCCTGGAAGGTCGGTTCTGGCGGCAACGAAAAACAGATTGGCCAGCAGGTTCACTGGCTGATTGAGTCGTGCGCCCTCGGCCCGCCCCAGATGGAAGTGGACAGCTATATCCGCTATGGCATCGGTATCGACCATGTCTACGAGGCGATCAATCTGGGTGCGCAACTCGGCTTGATCGGCAAAGCCGGGGCGTGGATGAGCCTAGACTACATGGAACGGCACCTCGACCTGATGGGCGTCGACAAGTGGAATGATGATGCCATCAAGAGGGTCAAGACCCAGGGTGGAGAGAAGCTGTACAAACTGCTTCAGGACAACCCCTCCTGGATTGCGGCGCTTGAGTCCGAAATCAACGCCATGCTCCACCCGTCATGAAAGTCAAGGGCTTAGACGGCAGGACCTACACTTGGTCCTTCACCGGCAGATCTCATTCGGGGGCCGAGCTGGCCCCTCTCCGTTCCGGTTTGCACGGCCGCGTCCGGACGATCCTGCGCAGGATTTATCCCGTCGACAGGATCATGGAGGAGGTCGGATTGCCGGGGTCGAACGGCTTGCGGGTGGACTTTTATCTGCCCCTGCGCAATCTGGTGGTCGAGGCGCACGGGGAGCAGCACTATCGTTTTGTCGCCCATTTTCATGGGACGATCATGGGTTTTCTGGAATCAAAAGCCAGAGACCAGAAGAAGTTGGACTGGTGCCATCTGAACGGCATCCAGGTGATTGAGTTGCCCTACAACGAGGAGGACGAACAGTGGGAGAAGAGGCTGAGGCAGTAAAGTCATCGTCCCAGTCGGTCGATGAAATGCTGGACAGTTACGAGAAGATGATCCTCCCAGCGGAAGACAAGGGCGCAATGCGCTACATCAACATGTCGCAGCACGAGCTGAACGCCATGTCCGCAGAGGAGTGCAATGAGGCCGCCGTCATGTTGACGAGTCTGGCTTTCCATGTCGCCAAAGCCTGCAACAAGCTGCGGGCGAAAATCCGGTATTGCAACGAGGCGATCCTCAAGTGTATTGCCAGCAAGACCGCAAATTATCGGTACAACTCGCCCGACGAAAGGAGGGCGTTGGCAATCCAGGAGGATGATTTCGCCAGCAACACGAAAAGGCAGGAGGTTTCCCTCTCCTGTCGTCTGGAGAGGATTGATTACCTTTCCCTGCGTCTGGAAAAGGTGGCTGATATGTTTGCGTCTTTGGCTGCGACCAAGAGGAGACAACAATGAGTGACAAGGATTTGCTGAAAAAGATGGCTCTGGCGATGGCGTCGGAGGACTGGGCGACTGTTGCCGAGGTGGCCAGCCAGATGGCTGGCAAGGAGACTACCCCTCCCGAGGTCGCTGCAAAACCGAAGAAAGCGCCCAAAAGCAAAAAGGCACCAGAACCTGCCAAGTCTGTATCGACCAACCAGTTCAAGGATGACCTGTCTCTTGAGAAGGGACATATTGCCACCGACAAGAAGCTAAACCGGAAGATGCGCCCGGCAGCCCGCAGACCTCCTTCGCAAAACCAGAGGATGGTTGATGTGGTCTGTCCAAAGTGCAACAGGACGCATCAGGTGGCAGCCGTGCAGGCGGCGTTGCGGCGCGAGATCGATTCCGGGGTGGTTTGTCCTGGTTGTCTGAAGAGGGGGAGATCATGAATCAAGATCCGGCAGCAGAGAGGGCCGTTTTGGCGGCTCTTCTCAAGGGTGGGCACGAGGCATGGGTGGATGTCTCCGATGTGTTGTCGGCAGACTGTTTCAGCTGTGGCACCAACGCCGTCTATTACCGTTGCCTGGAGAAGGTTCTTGCCGAACCGAACTCCAAGGCAGACATCCCCTCCATTGTGTCGGCGGCTGGCACCCTGGGGTTTGCGGACACCTTCAAGTCCCAGGAAGAGCAGAAATACCTGCGGGCCTTGGCTGTTACTCCGGTTGAACCATCCAATTTGCGCAGGTTGGCTGCGCGTTTGGTGAAACTGCACAAGGCCAACGAATTCTCGGAAGTGATGAAGGAGTCGGCCCAGAAATTGGCCAGCATTTCCGGGGACGAGACGCTGGGCGAAATCCTGGGGATCGGTGAAGAAGCGGTTTTCAATTTCGTTGGGAGCCTGGGCAACCAGTCGGAAAGCCTGGCGCATATCTCCAAGGATCTGGACGAATATATCGACTATCTGGCCGCAAACCCGTCAGATGTCATGGGGATCAGTTCTGGTCTTCCCCAGTACGATGCCGCCATTGGCGGGGGGTTCCAGCGTGGCACAGTCAATGTCATCGGTGCCCGACCCAAGACAGGCAAAACCCAGCTGGCAGACAATATCGCCCTGCATGTCGCCTCCAAGCTGAATATTCCCGTGCTCAACCTGGACACGGAAATGTCCGCAAAGGAGCATTGGCACCGCATGTTGGCGAACCTAGCCAATGTGACCGTGGACGATGTCAAGAGTGGCAAGTTTGGCGCCGACGAGGTGAAGTCCAAGGCGGTCTATGAGGCCAAGGAGAAGCTGAAGAACATCCCCTACCACTATGCCTCCATCGCCGGCCAGCCGTTTGAGGAGACGGTCGGGTCGATGCGTCGCTGGCTGTACCGGCATGTCGGTTTCGACGAGTCTGGACAGACCAAACCGGCTCTCATTGTCTTCGATTACATCAAGCTGATGGACGACCGCAGCATCACCAAGAACATCTCGGAATTCCAGGCGTTGGGTTTCCTGATGACTAACTTGCACAATTTTGCGGTGCGTTATCAGGTGCCTGTCTTGGCTTTTGTCCAGTTGAACCGGGACGGCATCAACGCCGAGGACACAAGCACGGCCAGCGGTTCCGACCGCATCATCTGGCTCTGCTCAAATTTCAGCATCTACAAGTGGAAGTCCCAGGAGGAAATGGCCGAAGAGGGTGTGGGTCCGGACGGGGTCAGGTACAACCTGAAGCTCATTCCGGTGGTGTCTCGGCACGGCAAGGGTCTTGATGGTGGGGATTACATCAACATTCAGGGGCAGTACGAATATGGCAGACTCAAGGAAGGACCGACGCGGAACGGACTACTCCGAAGCAAACCCACGCGGTCAGGCTTCGACAATCCCACCCAAGAGTCCGCAGAATTTTGAGCGGCTGCGCAAAATAGCAGCTGCCGCCACCCAAAAGCTGGAGACTGTTCTTGACGCCCTCGGGCTGGAGTACAAGCCTGCCGAGAATTCCTTCTTTACGGCATGCCCAGTCCATGGTGGCGACAACCCGACCGGCTGTAGGGTTTACTACAACGCCTCAATGGGCTACTGGCAATGCTTCACTCGTGGTTGCGAGAAAGTCTTCCGGGATGACACTTTCGGGTTTGTGCGGGGAGCATTGTCCCGCCAGCGTTACGGGTGGGTCGCTGAAGGAGACAAGGTCGCCACGGTCGCAGAAACCGAGAAGTTCCTTTCGGCTCTGTTGGCGATTGCCCCGGGGGCAGACATACCCCAGGTTGACAAGAGTCAGCGGGAATTCGTCACGGCAACCCGGATCATGCAGGTCGAGAGCGGTCCCGTGGGCAAATGGGGGCGTGATCTTGTCCGATCCCGGATGGAGATACCCAGCAAGTTCTTCCAGGGGCGCGGATTTGGCCAGGAGGTCTTGAACCATTTCGATGTCGGCGACACGAAGCAGGGGCCTTTTGCTGGCCGCGCTGTTGTCCCCGTTTATGACTACACGGGCCGCATGGCCGTTGGTTTTTCTGCCCGGGCCATCGGGGACATGCAGCCAAAGTGGCGTCATTCCGAGGGGTTCTCCCGCTCCCGCGTCCTTTACAACCAGTTTGCTGCGTTTCGGGATGCTCGTCGCAACGGAACCATCATCCTGACTGAAGGCCCCTGTGATGTTTGGCGCCTTTGGGAAGCCGGTTATCACAATGCGGTGGCACTGTTTGGCGTTGCCTTGAGCGATGCCCAGCAAGTCCTGCTGGAGTCATCTGGAGCAAGCCGTGTGATCGTCTTCCTGGATGACGATGAGGCTGGCCAGATAGCTTCACAAAAAATCATCGGCCAGCTTTCTCGGTCTTTTCGAGTGCTTTCAGCCCAGGCTGGCAAGGGACGCGATCCTGCCGATTTGTCTGTCGACGAAATGAAAGAGATTTTAGGGAGACTCAAGTAATGCTGATAGGAATCGCTGGACGCAAGGGTGCCGGTAAAGACACTTTGGCCATGGATTTGGTGAGAAGTTCCTACCGCATCAACAGTTATTTCGGCGGCGGCAAGGTCTTCCATATGGCCGACACACTCAAGGAAGTGTGCATCAAGCTGCTTGGTCTTCAGGCTGAGTTGGTCTATGGCACCCAGCAGGACAAGGAAAAGCCCACCCATCTGAAATGGGAGGATATGCCCACCTACCCGCTGATGACGAATCCGAAACCTTCCGGGGTCATGAGTGTGCGGGAGGTACTGCAATATTTTGGCACCGAAATCTGTCGCAAAATGTACCCGAAAGTTCACATTGACGCAACATTGAACGCAATTGCGCAATACGAGGAAAAGTCAGACTCCAAAGGGATTTATGTCGTTGCCGACCTGCGTTTTCCCAACGAGTGCCAAGCCATCAAAGAAGATGGTGGAATCGTCATAGGTTTAACACGAGGTGAAAAAGGTGACAATCATACTAGCGAAAATGCTTTAGACGACTATTCTTTTGATGTGTTGATAGACAATATCGGCATGTCTCGCGAAGAACAGCTTGAAGCCGCCATAAAATCCCTGAGAAGGAGCTACCGTTGATCGTCACTTTTTTGCGATCCAGCTCAGTTGGGTCTTACGGGTGGTGTCCTCATAAGTTCTTTATCACAAGCAACTTAGGACACAAGGAACCATCCGGCAAAAAAGCAGAATCTGGCAATATTGTTCACAAGGCCCTGGAGTTGTTGGCCCGCAAAAAATTAGCGCATCAAAATAGAGAGCGAACTTTTTCTGATCCAGAAGTCGAAAAAGAGTTTGATACGGCCACCTTCACCCCGGAATTGGCTATAGAAGCTGGTTGGGATCACTACACCAACCCAGAACGGACTATTCATCCCTGGACCAAAGGTGATCGTAAAAAATGTGAACAATGGACTTGGGATGTCCTGCTGTTTAACGACGGCATGTTCTCTCCGGTCAATCGCAATGTTGTCATGCCAGAGCAATATTTTGAAATCACTCTGCCGCACGACTGGGCCAAGTACGAATATTCCCTGCCTGATGGCCGTCGCTACGAAGGCCAATTGATTTTGCGTGGCACGATGGATCTCGTCACCAGGGTGAGGCCTGGACTCATCGAATACATCGATTGGAAAACAGGCAAGCGTCGATGCTGGGTAAAAGACAAGGTAAAAGAATACGAAGATATGTACGAAGATTTTCAGCTTCGTCTATATCATTATGCATTGTGCGAGCTTTATCCAGACGATGATATCTTAATGACGATCTTTTTTGTGCAGGATGGTGGTCCTTATTCTCTCTGCCTGCAACGATCCGATCTGCCCGACACCCTCCAGATGATCCGTCGTGAGTTTGAGAAGATCAAAAGAGACAACGCTCCCAGCCGGATTCTTGACCGCGACCCAAACAACTGGAAATGTAGTCGCCTCTGTTCTTTTTTTGATGACGAACATCCAGAGTCTGGTCTTTCGACCTGTCAACACTACAGGAACGAAATTGTTCAACTTGGCATCGACCGGGTTGTTGCCAAATACGCTCTGGGCGAACCCTGGGCTGGATATGGGTCTGGTGGCGGTAGAACAGAAAGGGTTGACGAAACCGCCAATCAAACCGTAGTATCTTCGGGAGTTGTGTCGTGACTAACTGTCATTTGAAAATCGGGACTAAGATCACATTAAACGAAGCCGAGCAAAGATTGGCTAAGTTCTTGGCAAAGTCCAGATATATGCAAAACAGGAAGTCCAACACAAAAGACGGCAAGGTGGGGCCGCAGGACTGCGAGACAACTGATCTGGAAGGAATCGCTGCCGAGATCGCTTTCTGCAAGATGACCAATGTTTATCCAGATTTGCAACTGGATGAACGCCCCGACTTCGACGCAACTTTGCCCTGTGGCACCACTGTGGATGTCAAGGCCACTCGCTATAGAAGCGGTCGCCTTTTGGCTGTCCCCGGCAAGGCCAACAAATCAGACGATCTTGATGCGTATTCGCTCATTGTGGGCGAGTTTCCAGGCCCCTATGAGTTTAGGGGCTTTATGAGAAGTGATGACCTCTTGCGGCAAGAGAGACTCACCAATTTGGGCCACGGCCCGACCTACGCCGCGGATCAGAAGGAGCTTGTTGAACAACCATGAGTCTTGCCAATTATCAGGTGGATGCCCGCACGACTGCTATCTACCCGCCCGAAGTGAAGGTGATCTATCCGGCTCTTGGTCTGGCCGGGGAGGCCGGTGAGGTCTGCAACAAAACCAAGAAGATTTTGCGCGACGACGGTGGAAGGATGACTGAGGAGAAGCGGACTCAGCTGATCGACGAGTTGGGCGATGTCCTCTGGTATGTCGCCAACCTCGCCACCGATCTGGGAGTGACCCTTGACGAAGTGGCCAGGATCAATCTGGCCAAATTGAACAGTCGCAAAGAGCGTGGCACCATCACGGGCAGCGGGGACAATCGGTGACCAAGCTGACCTGCTATTTGGATTTGGACGGGGTCCTGGCGGATTTTACCGCCGGGGCCATCTCCCTCCACAAGCTCCCGGTCACCCACAAGGATGTGGACTGTTGGGATTTTCACCACAAGCTAGGCTTCCAGGGCGACAACGAGAAGAAGTTTTGGGAGCCTATGGGCTTCGACTTCTGGGCCAACCTCCCCAAGACCAGAGAGCACGATGCCGTACTGTCGATCGTGGAAGAGGTTTTTGGCGACAAAGTAGTAATAGCTACTTCTCCAGCATCAACGCCAGGGTGTGTTGAGGGCAAGATTGCCTGGATCAACAAACATCTTCCGGCTTATTCGCGTAGGTTTGTTGTGGGCGCCTCCAAACACCTCATGGCCAGTTACGGCAAAATCCTGATAGACGATTACGAAGTCAACACAAAACGCTTTTTTGAGCACGGTGGAACAGCTATTCTTTTCCCTAGGTTGTACAACAGTCGTGGCCATCTGACTGTCGACGGTCATTTTGACAAGATGGACACCTTTCATATGTGGCTAAAGGATGCGGTGCGTTACCATAATTTTTTCGGGGATGCTTAGGGGTAGGGGTTGGTCTTTGTCTTTCAGGGGTGGGGGTTGTCAATGAGTTGGGTTCCGCTGCATTGTCACAGCATGTATAGCTTGCTTGATGGGCTTAGCAAGCCTGATGCTATTGCTAGCAGATGTGAGAAGTTGGGCTACAAGGCTTGTGCGATTACTGATCATGGCACGCTTTCCGGCGTCGCCGCTTTTTCCAAGGCCCTTCGCAAGAAAAATATCAAGCCGATCCTTGGGTCGGAATTTTATCTTTGTTCTGGACCCGCACACGACAAGCGCCCCGAGAATGGATCGCTGTCGCACCTGTGTGTGTTGGCAAAGGGCGAGGAGGGATGGAAGAGACTCGTTCAAGCCTCGAGCGACTCGAACGACCCCAATCATTTTTACCGCAAGCCTAGGCTGGACTTGGAGTTGCTGGCAAAACATGCGGACGGCAAGTTCATCGTTTTTTCTGGACATCCTGGTAGCGACCTCTGCAATGCCTTGTTTGAAAATCCCAAAGCTGCGTATGGCTGCCAGACATATGAGCAGGCCAGGGCAATGGTGCCTTCCGACTGGGAAAAGCGCCTTCTCGCAGTTACAAATCGATACAGGAATCTGTTCGGGGACAAAAATTTTTGGATTGAGATCCAAGCTGTCGATCAGGACAACCTTCCGGCCGCTGCCGTGACGGTTAAGGCATTGCGTCATTTTGCCAAGAAATACAACATTAAAACGCTAGCTACTCCAGACGCCCACTATCCAGCCAGCGAAGATGCTGCGGATCAAAGAGTTCTGCTTTGTTCTGCTATGCAAACAACTCTTCCTACGATACACTCAGCATTATCCAAGCAAGAAGATGTTTCTCTTGGTGGTTTCTTCAGGTCTAATCGCTATCATATTCCAGATTTTGATGAGGTGAAAGGCCTGCACACGCCTCAGGAAATTGATGCGTCTCTGGAGATCAGCGATTTATGCGGGGATTATGACATCCTTTCCAAACCTCAGCTGCCTGAGTTTGCCTGCCCCAACGGCATGAGTGCCGACGAGTATGTGCGTCAGCTTTGTCGTGAAGGCTGGAAAAAGAAATTGAAGCACGCTGCTCAGGGCACGCCTGAATTTGTCGCCTACGGCGATCGGGTCAAGAAAGAGCTTGGGGTTATCACCGAGGCTGGGTTGTCTGCCTACTTCCTGATCGTGTCTGAATATTGCGATTGGGCGAGGAGCCAGGGGTGGTTGGTTGGCAAAGGACGCGGTTCTGGTGCCGGATGTCTGGTCAGCTACCTGCTCGGCATCACCAATGTTGACCCCGTCAAATACAACCTGCTGTTTGAGCGTTTTTACAACGCAGGTCGCAACCAGCCTGGTCGCGTGAGCCTGCCGGATATTGATTGCGACTTCCCCATCTCGCACCGCGATGAAGTTGTGCAACACATGCGCGACCGCTACGGCGAGGATCGTGTTGCCCAGATGGTCACTTTTTCTAGACTACAGGGGCGTGCTGCCATCAAGGATGTTTTAAGGGCGCATGAAAAGGGGACTTTCGATGAAATCAACAAGATTACCGACCATATTCCTGACGAGGCAGCCATCTCTGATGAACTTCAGGAAATGCGCGAGGAGACAGGCGAAGCATCAATCTTGATGTGGGCCTTGGAGAACAACGCCAAGGAACTAGCTCCCTGGTGTCGCATCGGAGACAGCGGTCAACTGGAAGGGCCTCTGGCCGTAGAGTTTGCCCAAGCTATCCGTCTTGAAGGAACTAAGCGAAATCAATCAAAACATGCGGCTGGCGTGGTGATTGCGCCTAGATCGTTGGCCGACTGCTGTCCTATGGTATTTGACAAGTCTACGAACCGTCGCATCTGCGGTGTGGAAATGTCCGACTTGGAAGCCATGGGCTTTGTCAAGTTTGACATCTTGGGGGTCGCAGCCCTCGACAAGATGCAAGGTGCTATTTCTTTGCTGAAGGGGGGGTCTGTCCGTGTTTGATGAAGAATCTGAAGAAGTTGGTCTTTCCAAGCGCATGGTGGCACACAATCTGGCTTTGTTGGACGCCCTTGCTGAAGCTTCTGAGGCCAAGAAACGCATGGCCGAGGAGATGGGCAATGTCATCAAGGCGATCCTGATCAAATTCGGGGGGGAGATCACGCTGGATGGCACATTCATCGCCGCTGCTGAATCGCCAACCTGCACATTGAATCACGAGATTCTGTCCAACGGCGAAGTCCTGCGGTTTTGGGTCGAGGAAGTCGAAGAGGGGGATGACGAATGACCACCAACATCATTATTTGTTTTGACTTTGAGACGGGCGGTTTGGACATCAGAACCACCGAGCCAATCGAAATCGCTGCGGTCGCCATCAACCCCAGGACTCTGTCGGTAGTGCCGGATGGCACATTCTACAGCCTGTGCAAGCCGACCGATTTCTCCCTCCTGCAAGACCAGGCTCTGGCCGTCAACGGCAAGACGCGTGACCAGCTGAGGGCTGCGCCTGAGCAGGAAGCGGTCTGGCGTTCTTTCTGTTCTTTCATCAAGCGGTTCAATCCCAAGGGGAACAGCTTCACGACGGCGCCCATTGCCGCCGGGAAAAACATCCGCGCTTTTGACCTGCCGATTTTCAATCGTCTTTGCGCCAAGTACGGCTTTGCCGACAAGAACGGGGATCAAAACCTGTTCCATCGCCGGAAGGTCTATGACTTGGAGGATCTGCTGGAGTTCTGGTTTCATGACTCCGAAGAGCTTCCCGATCGCAAGATGGACACCTTGCGCGGATATTTTGGGATGAGCCGGGACGGGGCGCATTCGGCCATGGTGGACACGAAACAGACGGCAGAATTGATCGTCCGCTTTTTGAAAGTGCATCGGTATTATGCCGCCAAAATCCCGTTCCGTGGAGCTTGCGCCAAGAACCCGGTGATCATCTGATGGCCGAGTATCACATGTCCTGTGGTTGTTCCTGGCCGATAGTCGGGGATTCGCCACGCCAAGGCGCTCTTCCCCTGCTTGATGTCGATGTGTCCAAGCTGCCGGATTGTCATCTGGCCTGGGACATCATGTCGATTGGCAATACCAAGGGTGTCTTCCAGCTGGAAAGCCGGCTGGGGGCAACCTGGGCCAAAAAGCTCAGGCCCAGGAATGACGAGCACCTTTCGGCTTTGGGCGCTTTGTTGCGCCCGGGCTGTTTGGCCGCCAAAGACGAGAACGGCATCAGCCTGACCGAACACTACTGCCGTCGCGTCAACAAAGAAGAGCCTGCTGACTCGTTCGACCCCGCCCTAGACGAAATACTCGGGCCGACTGAGCAGATTTTGGTTTATCAAGAACAAGCCATGCAGATTGGAGCAAAGTTTGCTGGCTTCGATCTTAAAAATGTCGACAGGCTACGCAAGGCCATCGGCAAGAAGGATCAGAAGGAAATGGCCGAGGTCAAGCGGCTTTTCCTTGAGGGGGCAGAAAAGGTCAAGGTCGTTTCCATGGATGTGGCCGAGACCGTTTGGGGCTGGATCGAGAAGGCTGGACGGTACTCTTTCAACAAGTCCCACAGCATGAGCTACGGGCTGACTGGGTACGACACCGCCTATCTCAAGTCCCACTTCCCGGTGCAGTTCTATACCTCGTGGCTGGCCTACGCCGAAGACAAGGTTGATCCGGATCAGGAAGTCATGGAGTTGGTCGAGGATGCCCGCAGGGCCGGGATCACCGTGTTTCCGCCCGATGTCCGCCACAAACAGATGATTTTCTGGACAGATGGCGTCGATATCTTTTTCGGGCTGTCAAACATCAAGGGGTTGGGACAGTCCAATCTACACAAGCTGTTTGAGATTATGGAAAAAGCCGAGAAGGATTTGGGCAAGAAATCCACCGAATTCACTTGGGTCGAATGGCTTGTGCATGTTGCCGCAGAAACACCTTCGGTGAATCACAAGCTGATCATGGCGGGCGCCCTGGATTGGGCGGGACGCAAGCGGCAACGAATGCTGGCCGAGATCGATGTTGTCGCCTCGCTCACCAAGAAGGAGCAGGCCTGGATTCTGAAGAACTGCAATGGAGACGAGCCGTTTGTCGATGTGCTTCGACGGTTGGCCAAACCGAAGAAGGAAGGCGGTGGTGTGGCCAATGTGAAACGCGGGTCTCTGGTGAATGGCCAGGCGACCCTTCTGGAGAATCCACCCACCCCGTTGAGCGACCATCCGGCTTGGATGGCTTGGGCAGAAGAGCAGGTCTTTGGGTTCGCCCTGACCTGTTCTCGCGTTGACGGTTGCGATCTGGGTGACGCAAACACGACCTGCGGCGAATTCTTGGCTGGAAAGACTGGATTTCTTCTCCTTGGCGTTGAGGTGAGAGGGGTCAGGTCGTTTAAGACAAAGAAAGGGACCATGATGGCTTTCCTTTCTCTATCGGATTCGTCCGGGATGCTGGACGATGTGGTGTGTTTCTCTGAGCCTTGGGAGGAGTACAAGCATCTCCTGTCTGAGGGGAACACGGTTTTGGTGCAGGGCGAACGAGACCCCAAGAAAGGTTCGTTGGTCGTGCGCAAGGTTTTTCAGATGTCATGAGGTGAATTCGTGAACAATTGCATTTTCATTGGGAACTTCGTGCGTGACCCCGAGCTTCAGAGCGTGGGGGCTGAACACCGCGTGGCAAAATTTGCCATCGCTGTCAACGGTGGCCGCAAGAACCGCAACGGAGAGGAGGAGGTCGCATTCATTGAGTGCGAAGCCTGGGACAAATCCGCTGACACCATCAGCAAGTACATGAAGAAGGGGTCGAAGATCGCCATCCAGGCGACCGCACGCACCGACACCTGGACTGACAAGTCGAGTGGCACCAAGCGTTCGACCTTGCGTTTTCGGGTGAACAACTTCACCTTCCTGGGAGCCAAGAACACCGAAGCCAGATCGGATAAGGCCGTAGCAGCCGGGGTGGGTGCCGAGGACGAGGGTGTCGGTTTTGCCAGTGGTGCTGACGGCGAAGAAATCCCCTTCTGAGAAAAACAATGGCACGCATCCTTCTGGTTGGTGAGGCGACTTGGTTGCAGACTGGCTATGCCACATACGCAAGCCAGATTGCCCACAAGCTTAAAGCAGCCGGTCATGAGATCGGGGAGTTGGCTTGTTACGGTGTTCCAAGTGATCCGAGGCGGGCGTCAAGCCCGTGGCCGGCTTTCTTCGTGACCACGAACACGGACAACTATCCGCCTCTGGCCATCAACCAGTCCAATCCCGCGCTGGGGGCCACGATCTTTGAGGAAACCGTCCTGCGTTTCAAGCCGGATGTTGTTATCTCATTGCGTGACCCCTGGCAGGATGCGTTCATTGCTTATTCGCCGCTGCGTTCTTACTATCGCTGGGTGTTCATGCACCCCGTCGACGGCGAACCTCAGGATGACGAATGGATTTCGGTATTGAATCAGGCCGATGCCGTACTGTGTTATTCGGAATACGGCCTGAATGTCCTGAAGCAGTATCCCGGCCTAAACCTGGCCGGGGTCGCTTCCCCCGGAGCTGAGCCGGATGTATTCTTCCCGCACTCTCAGCACGAATCCCGCGAGGCTCTGAACATCCCGCAGGATGCCCTGGTCGTGGGCACGGTGATGCGCAACCAGGGGCGCAAGCTGTACCCCGATCTTTTTGAAAGTTTCAAGAAGTTGCTGGACACGGCACCATCCCACATAGCCGACCGACTTTACCTGTACTGCCACACGGCTTGGCCCGATGTTGGCTGGGACATGCCCAAGTACCTGCTGCGACACGGTGTTGCCCACAGAACCCTGTTCACATTCGCCTGCAAGAAGTGCGATCGGGCCTCTGCCCTGCTCTGGCAGATGCCAGCCGGGTACTGTCCGTACTGCGCAAGTGGCGAATTAACCACCCCCGGCGTGGCTTCCGGCCTTCCTAGGTCGTTCATGCGGCCGGTGTATTCATCCATGGACGTATTCGTGCAATACTCGGTGTGCGAGGGCTTCGGAATGCCGCAGGTTGAAGCAGCCTGTTGTGGTGTCCCGGTGGTCTCGGTTGACTTCACCGCCATGTCTTCTGTGGCCTCGGCTATCGGGGCCGAAACCATCCCAGTCCAACGCGCTTTCCCCGAATTGGAAACCGGACGGATGATGGCTTTGCCGGACAACAATGCCTTGGTGTCCGCCCTGACCAACCTCTTCTCGTCGCCGCCCGCATTGCGTCGAGCGATTGGTCAAAAACATAGAGATATGGCTAGTGCTACATTCAGCTATGAAAAAGCAGCTAATGTGTGGCTAAATACAATATCAAGCTTGCAAAAACCAACAAAAAGCTATCAAGATAATAAAAGAATATTGCCTAATTTATCTAAACCAGAAGAATATCTATCAAATAAAGAATGGGTTGACAAGGCTTTTGTTTCAGCCCTGGGAATCTCTTCTGCTCAGGCCGGATACCTAGCCCAAAGGATGCTGCGGGATCTTTCTCGTGGTTATTGTGATACCACTTTTGTCCCCTCTCAATACACAAGTTTTGGCCCGGGTGGCAAGCTGGGAGCTTTCAACCGGGAACATGCTTGGGAACAACTGTGTGCCGAACGTCACAGGATTGAGTTTTGGGAGGAAATGCGGGCATCATGAACGACATCCTCTACATTGGCAATTTTCATGACGGAACGGGTTATGCCAGGGCCTGTTGCGAGACAGCCATTGCGTTAGAGGAGGCTGGAGCCAGAGTTATTTGTCGGCCAATCACCTTCAACGGTGCCTCCCACCCCTGCCATGAGAAAATCTACGGGCTGGAAGAACGCGCTATGCCCGCCAGGTTTGATGCGGTCATTCAGCACACCCTGCCGCCCATCATGAAGTTTGACCGCAGGCTCGGTCTGAATGTGGCCAATTTTTACTACGAGGCTAGCAGGTTCACCAGCGCAGGGTGGGATTTGCACCTGAACATGATGGATGTGGTTGTCACGACACCAGGAATCTCAACGAAAGCTTGCTCCAACAGTCGGGTGAACAAGCCGACCATCAGCCTGCCCCTACCCAGCGATGTCCATCGCTATCTGAAAAAGTATCCGGTTCCGGATTTCATTCGACAGTACGTCAACGAGAAGAAGTTTGTCTTCTACACGATCGGCGAGAATGTCCGACGCAAAAATTTGGGTGGGTTGATCAAGGCCTATTACAGCGAGTTTCTGCCGACCGAAAATGTCGTGCTCGTCATCAAGACAAACGGCGATCCGCGCCATGTCCAATCGATGATGCGCGAGATCGGACAGGGCATGAAGCTGCCTTATCTTCCAGAAATAGTCGTGATCACGGAACGGTTGACAGAAGATCAGCTGATGGGTCTTCATGCTCACGGATCATGTTTTGTCCAGGCCTCTTGTGGTGAAGCCTGGTCTTATCCGGCCTTTGACGCAATGGCGATGGGCAGGACTCCGGTTGTGCCAGACACCGGAACCTATCGCTCCTATATCTCGGATGAGACCGGCTATCTCGTTCCCGTCTACGACGAGCCATGCTCGGGCGGTCAGGACGAGTCAGCCGAGCTTTACCGTGGCGACGAACAATGGGAGGTTCCTTTTACCAAGGATCTGTCCCATGCGATGCGAAGGGCTTACAGGGAGGATGACCAGCGTCAAGCGAAAGCTTCGCTCGGTCTGGAAGTGGCGTACCAATTCATCCCCCTGAAGGTCGGCAAGACCTTCCTGGAGGCTCTTGACCATGCGACGCAAAAACAAGCTGTGGACCGATTTTCTTGAAGATGATAATGACCCAGAACTGATTCCGTGGCAACAAGTTAGGGACGCCGATGTTGAAAAACGGTTTGATGCTAAGAAGCCTGTTAAGAAGATCAAGGCCAGGACGCCCAACCAACAGAACTACATCAACAATATTGAGGCCTGCACTCTGACTATCTGCACTGGCCCGGCTGGTTGCGGTAAAACCTACATCCCCTGCGGTCTCGCCGCCAACTGGCTCCACGAGAACAAGATCGAAAAGGTCATTCTGACCCGACCCATCGTTGAGTGCGGTCAAAGGCTGGGCGCCCTGCCTGGCACTTTGGGTGAAAAGACCGACCCTTTCATGGCCCCCATGTTTGATGCCTTCGGGGATTTTCTCGACCCGGGATTCCTCAAGCACTGCCGGAACAAGGAGACCATTGAGGTGGTCCCCCTGGAAACGATGCGCGGTCGAACATTCCACAACTCGGTGATCATTCTGGACGAGGCCCAGAATGTGACCCGTCGCCAGATGAAAATGTTTCTCACCCGTTTTGGTGAGAATTCCAAGGTCATCGTTTGCGGAGACGTTACCCAGACAGACTTGCCCCACTCTGAAGGCAATCCGCTCATCTGGGTGTGGGAAAAGTTAGGTCATCCTGACATCGCCAAGGTCACTCTGGGGCCAGAAGATGTTCAGCGCCATGGCTTAATTCGCCATATCCTTGAGCGTTTGGGAGACTGACCCCTGTGCGGCATGGGTAAGATCGTTAGCGACGGCCATCCGGGCCGTTTCAACGGGTCTTATCCATGCCAGACATTGCCAGCATCCTAAAATCTGCCGTCCGCAAGACTGACAGGATCAATGTCCTCACTTTTGTTACCCACGAGCGGTACCAAAGTGCTTGGGGCGGGGTGGACGCCAATTTTTTCCTGTGGAATGATGAAAACGCCAAGCCGTGGATGCGCCAATATGCGCCCATGCCAGCCAACCACATCCTGCTGCCCTTCCATCCGTCGACGCCAAATGTTCCTGTCGGCATAGACATAGACCTCGTGATCACGCACCATCTCAGCCAGTACGACCGGGCTTTGCAGGCTGCGACGCATTTGGGTGTCCCGTTGCTGCGCCTGGAACATTGTCTGCCCGACGAGACTTGGTCTCCTGAGCAAGTTCGCTTCGCCAAGGCCAAATCGGGCGATGTGAATGTCTTCATCACCCAACACCAGCTGAAAGCCTGGGGTGGGTGCGAGGACGATTTCGTGATCTACAACGCCATCGACACGGATTTGTTCCGGCCGCGGGATGGTGGCAGCCGAGATCCGGTTTGCCTGAGCGTGGTCAACGACTGGATCAAGCGTGATTATGTCTGCGGCTTCAGTTTCTGGAAACTGGCCACGAAAGACCTTCCCGTCCGTGTGCTGGGCGACACGCCAGGCCTGTCCAAAGCAGCCGCCAACGTCGAAGAGTTGGCTGATGCCTACCGCAGTTCGTTGTTGTTTCTCTGTACTGCCACCAACAGTTCCCTGCCCACGACCGTCCTTGAGGCCATGGCCTCCGGTTGTTGTGTGGTGGCCTACCGTGCGACCGCTATCGAGGAAGCCATTGAGCATGGCGTGAATGGTTTTCTCGTCGACAGTCCAGAGGAGATGAACGCCACCGTCAAAAGACTGCTGGCGAATCCGTCCTATTGCGAGATGATCGGCGCAGCAGCCAGGGAAAGGGCTGTTGGCCGTCACAACCTGGATGTTTTTGTGGAGAAGTGGAGCCAGGCCCTGCGTCTGGCCGTAGACGCCCCGTGGTGGAGGAAACAATGGTCAAGTTGCGCTTGAGTGTGGGCGACTCAAAGATGAGCCTGCCTGGATTTGTCCATATCGACCCGTTTAGCCAAGAGAATCCAGGCAATCCAGCCGATCTGTCCAGGCATGCCGAGGAAGGCGAGGCCCTTGAGATCGTCGCCGCTGATGTCTTGGATTTCTATCCCGGTGAATTCCGGCATCGCTTGCTGGGCCATTGGGTTTCCAGGCTCAGTCGTGGCGGCGTGATCCTTGTCGGCACCCGAGAAATCGTCGAGGTTTGTCGCCATGTCATGTTGGGCGAAACCGACAGCTTCAGCCAGCTGGTCTTTGGGAGCAGCGGTCAGCGTCGCCAGAGTGCTGGCACACTGCCCGAGTTGAAGTCGATGCTCTCGCTGATGGGCACGACCCTTGTGCGTTCGTATGTAAAAGACTTCATGAGCTATGTGGAGGCAGTCCGTGATTAGTACATCGTGCCATAATTGCCGGTTCGCCATCAAGGATGTGGGTGGCAATCAGACCGGATGTTGGACCAGCATGCTCAAGCGTTTCCAGGAGCAGGGCAGGGTCGAACTGGAGAATGTTGCTGGCGCCGACTCGTACAGGACGATCGATTGCTTCTGCCCGATGTTCCGTCCGGCAGACTGGATGAGCGAACTGAATCACGACCAGGCGATCGCCGAAGCCCGCAAGGAGCGAACGCTGGCTGTCGCCGCAATTGTCTCGTGCGAGAAGGGCGAACTGTCTGATGTCGCCCGAACCGCCGAGATGCTGGAACAGCAGACCCTCAAGCCCACCGAGGCCGTTTTCGTCATCACCCCGCGCTCCGTTGTCAAACCAAAGAATGTCTTGTCAACCCTGCGCGACCTTGACCTGTCCTACCAGTATTCGTTGCGTTTTGTCATGGACGCCTCGTACACCGAGACGGACGCCCTACAGGAAGGGGCCGGCAACAACCTGAAGTCCGTGTTCATCCTGTTCGCCGAAGCGGGACAACATCTGGAAAACTGCTACCTAGCCGATCTGGATCATCTGATCAACGAACAGAACCAGCGGGTTGTGCTAGTCGATCCTGGCAAGATTCACGGCATGCTCGTCCAGACCATGGCCTTCAACATGGTCGGAGGCTTCCACGAGGTGGTCTGGGAAGGAACCGAGGAAAAGATCGCCAGCGTTGCCGAGAAGCTCAAGCGCATCGCCAAAAGCCAGAACTCGCAGTATCTGATCCTTGACGGGGAGGTTCCCCATGTCGCTTGACCGGGTGTCGGTTGTCATCGCCAACCACAACTACGGTCATTTTTTGGCAGAAGCACTTGACTCTGCCGCTTCCGAGAAGCCTGGCCGCATCATCGTTGTCGACGACGGGTCAACCGATGACTCCGTGAGCGTTGTCTTTCGCAAATTGTCCGATGCGACCGAGCAGGATCATGCTGGGGTGCCATCTCTGGTCGGCCATATTGATGGCGTGCAGGTTCGTTTGTTCTCGGCCCACGAATCCCGCGGCCCTGCCGCAGCCCGCAACTGGGCCATGCGCGTAGCCTGGGATCAGACGGACTACTTTGCCGTCCTAGACGCCGACGACAGATTCCTGAGCGGAAGACTCGGTGCCTGCGTGCAACTACTGGAAAAATACGGAGAATCAGCCGGTGCGATTTATACGGACTATTACCATGTGCGCAATGGTGTTCATTTTCGTCACTGCAAAAAATCTTTCGTAAAACGCGAACTGGCTTTTGACAACATGGTGCATTCAGCCTGCGTGATAAGGAAGTCTGCTTTGAACGAAACCGGACTGTATGACGAATCGATGCCTCCAGCGGAAGATTATGAATTGTGGATGAGGATAGCAAGGAACCGAGTCATCCTTCATTTGCCGGAGGCGATGATGGATGTGAACGAGGGCGATTACCAGCTTTCGCGCCGAACCAAGCCTGACTTCTACGCCCAACAACTCCGAACCATCAGGGAGCGACATTGTCAGAGCTTGTTGTCGTAATATCGGCCGCTGGAGCCGGTCGTCGCATGAAAGCCAGGGGGCCTAAGGCTCTCATCGATATTGGCGGTGGCGAGACCGTTCTCAGCAGACAGCTTGCGCTGGCGAGAAGAGCCATGCCGAATGCCGAATTGATCGTGGTGGTCGGCTACCAAAAGGAAAGGGTGATCAAGACCCTGCCCAAAGATGTTCGCTGGGTAGAAAATGCGGATCACGAGCAGACCAATGTAGCCCGCTCATTGTTGATGGGAATTGCTGAGTGTCCGACGCGCAGAGCCGTGCTCATGTGCGGCGACCTCGTTTTTGGCCCTGAGTTTTTATCCAGCGTACCCAACGAGGGTTCTGTCGCCGTCATCGACGAAAACCACAATCACCGTTCCTCCGAAGTCGGCTGCAATATCGACCAGGGACGAATCTGTCATTTTAGTTACGGCGTCTGGCCCAAGTGGGGCCAGGCTGTGGCGCTTGGGGACAAAGAACTTGATCTTTACCGCAGGATAGCGTCGAGGGATCAATGCGCACGATGGTTTGCTTACGAAGTGTTGAACGGCGTCATCGACGCTGGTGGCGTGATTTCGCCAGCCTATCCCAAAAAATCCTATCTCGTTGAGATCGACAGCACCCAGGACATCGACAGGGCCAAAAGTATGGTCAGCAAACTGCGTCGGAAAGGAGTGGTCGCATGAATGTCTTGATAGTCAACGACGACAACGGTGTTGGCAGCGGTGCTTTGGCCCACGGTTTTGCCATGCTGAAACATGATGTGGCGATGTGGTCTCCGGAAAAGATGCCAGCCTATCAGGCGTTCGGAAGACAAAAGCCAGACTTGTTCATCGGCCCGACATCCTCTTACACACCAGCTGTTCAGCGTTCAGCAGGCAATGCACAAATGGCCCTGTGGCAGGATGACACCACTTTTTTCGACAAGGTTCCGCCGAATGTCTTTCTGTTCGCCGCCGACGAGGGGAAGGGCGACCTGCCCCACATCCCCTGGCCGTATCTGCCACTCGCCGAAACTCCTTACCGGGATGAGATGGCGACCGACATTCTGTTCCTGGACGAGTACAGGCCCGGGTTCGACGCTTTCTTCATGCCGCTTTTTGAAAAACAGGGTGTCGTTGCCAGAATCCACAGCGACAAACCCTGGCCGGTGCCCTATTACGCTGGCAGCCTCAACCAGCAGGAGAGGATTGCCGCCATCGCATCGACCGTGATTTGTCCGATGTATGCCGACGAGGCGGCCGACATCCGCAAGATGTACGAGATCGTGCGGGCCGGGGCGGTGCCGATGGTTGTCGGGGACGAGAAGCTATTGCCCTACGGCGGTAAGCCGGACGGCTACATCGAGCTAATGCTTGAGATCATCCACGAAAGTGGCTCCAAGGAGAGAATCAACGGCTATCTTGCCGATCTGTTCTCGGCCAACAATCCAGTTGATGCAGCGCAAACCCTCCTGAGGACCATGATCACATGCTGAGTCTCATCCTTGACAAGCCACACAATCTGGATGTGTTGTGCCGATGCCTGTCCATGGTTGCGGCCTATCGACCCTCGCCTGACACGGAAGTCATCGTGCCGTGGGACGGCAAACCCAGAGAGGTGCTGCCAATACTCAAGGCGTTCAGCTCGCGTTTCTTCTGGAAAATCGGATTGTGTCCGGAAGGGACAGCCGGCTATTTGGCCGTTGCCCACCTCGCCAAGTCCGAACATCCTGTCTTCATGAGTCATCGCCTGCTGATGACCGGCGAGGCTTTTTCAGCCCTTGAGTCGGCCACATCCGGCAGGGCGTGCGTCTACAAGACAGATGGCATGCTGCTGGAATATGACCCGTACAGCTACTGGTTCCCGGAAGGTTACCGCCAAAACTGCCTGAAGATGCCGCATCAGATCCAGGAGGTTCAGGTTGACCAGCTTCCTTACTGCGTGGTCGGTAAGGCAGAATCGCTGGGTGGCGTGGCTGACCTTCCTTTTGTCGACGCTCAGGTTTTTCTGATGGACGGACCACCTGTGTCGCTTGGCCAGGCTCTTCCTGAAGACATCCCCATCCTGTCCAGCACCGACACCCCTTGTTTTCCTCCCGATGAAGATCGAGTTTGACCATGTCGAGGGCTGGGGCAAGATCACCCAGCACGATCTCATTCACGCCCCCTGCTGGGTTGTCCGGGAGTGGGAATCTCACGACCAGATGCTGGAGGCGGGATTCCTGCCGTGGGCTGGCAAGTGGTTCCCGGCCCGCTCCGTCCGTTACGATCTGGAGCGCATGACCTTCGGGCGCACGGTCGAGAAAAGCTTTCGCAAGGCCATCAAGACCGTCAGCTGGCACGAGGAAAAGCCCAACGAGGATGACTACGGGCGTATCGTGTCTGGCTATCTGGCCCACCACCAGTTTGACAGCGGGCATGTGTTCGCCGAATTGGCAGAAAACCGGGAGTTTTCCTGGCTGACTTACAAGGCAGACGGCAGGGCGGTCGCCTTCCTGGCCTATCTGAGTTATCCCCGCTCCTTTGTCGGTCTCCAGTTCGCCTGGGACTACGCCGACCCCAAGCTCTCCCTTGGCTCGGTTAGTACATATGTCGAAGCCACGCTTGCCCGGTCAAACGGCTGCCGCTGGTATTACGTCATGGGAGGTTACGAGAATGCCAGTCTCTACAAGTCAAACCACGAAGGCTTTCAGTTTTGGACCGGCAAAGAATGGTCGGAAGACAAAGAACTCTATATCCAACTCTGTCAGCGAGACTCGAGGATCACATACGAAAATGTTTATTCTTGAGCCAAAACAGTCTCTGGAAGTGGAAACCCCAAAGGGTAAAGGGCGCGTCTGGCTTGTCACAGACTACGGGCCGGAGACAGAAAAGTTGTTTGCGGTCATCCTTTACGAGTCCGGAGAAATCTGGGAATTCACCAACAAGGATGTGAAGGCCACAAAAAACCTAACCATGGGGCGCGGGAGCTGGTCAAAATGAGAATCGCATTTTCGCCCTATGTGTTGACCTTGGTGGGCACCGATCAATGCGGTGTCGTCAACGGTGAGATTCACACCATCAAGGTGGCTCTCCGATCCGGCGTCTGGGCGGTTCGACACAAGGAACGGGTTCAATGTTTCCAGGACTTCCCGGACGCGCATCTCAGCCAGGATTTGTCCTGCAACCTCTCGACAAAAATCTTGCAGGATGACGGGTGGTATCCCGGCAAGGTGGACATATCCGAAAGCATCGATGAAATCTGTGCGCGGGCTGGCGGGTTGGTTTCTCTGGCCAAGGACAGCATCGGTGTGAACGGCCCGTTTGTCTTGCCCTTTGGCGAAGGGCTGGAGAAAAACGGCATTCTGCTGCGCGTGGACGGCAACGCAAACGAGTGGCAAAGACCATATGATCCCAGACACGCCACCAGCCTGACGATCATGGCAGGCATGCTGGTCAAGAACATGGCTGCGGGCGACTGGGAAAAGGCCGGGGATGTGCTGGAGCAATCCTGGAAACTCATCCGCGAGGAGGCTCCGGCAGAGATCATCCGCGCTTACGCCGACGCCAGAATGCATGGTGCCTGGGGTTGCGTCTGGTGTGGCGACAATACGCTGTTTTGTCTTGCCTCCCCAGAATGGCACGCGTCGATTTCAAGCATGGTCGGCGTGGAGAAGCTGCCTTTCCAGATCAGCTATCAAGGGGCAGGCCTGAGGGCTGCGCTGAAGCCATGAAAGTCCAATTCCTTGTCCCGACATTGGCTTCGTCCCACCAAGCCCTGGCTCTCGTCCATTGTGGCAACGAACTCGTGCGCAAGGGCCATGAAGTCCATGTCTTTGTGGAAGACAAGGGGTCGCCGCCTTCCAGACCCCATTTTCCAGTCTTTGACGCCGCCTACGCCTACACACAACCGGGACCACTCATTGTCACGACACTTTCAAGCTTGGCTTTGGCCGTGAGTTCGCCAATCAAGCGGGAACTCTGGTTTTATGCCTGGGACATGGAATGGCTCAATGGCGAGTCGTTTGCCTGGCGAGACTTGCATCCCATGTACACAGCAACCCCCCTAGTCGCAAGATCAAGCCACCACAGGCGCATTCTTGAAAACACCTGGGGAAAAACCGTGAACCATATCGTCGAAGATTTCAGCGCAGATCAGATTGAGAGGCTGCTATGTCCATGACCTACGAGTATCTCGTGGAAGAATACGTCAACAAGCAACGGTCAACCCACGAGATTGCCGAGGAGCTTGGGACTTACCCCAACCGGGTTCGTCGGGCACTGAACAAGTTCGGCATCCCCGTCCGCAGCCGCTCGGAAGCCCAGTTGGTCGCCCTGGAGCAGGGTCGCCAGGAACACCCGACCAAGGGCAAGAAACTGTCTCCTGAGCGCAAGGCCCAGATTGGCGAGAGGATGGCCGAGCAGTGGGGGTCGATGTCGGAGGAGGAACGGAAGCGCCGCTCGGAAATCTCCAAAAAGCAATGGGAGACCATGGACGAAGGGCGTCGGGAATCCTTGCAGAAAAAAGCCCTGGACGCTGTGCGTGTCGCCGCTGACACCGGTAGCCGTTTGGAAAAGTACCTGATCCGCGGTCTGACCCAGGCCAGGTATCCGGTGGATTTTCATGTCCAGCTGGATCGCCAGCATATCGACATGGTTGTTAGCCGTAAAGTGGGTTCCTTCAAGGGGATAGCGATCGAAGTCAACGGTCCTTCCCACTACAAACCGATCTGGGGGGATGATTATTATGAAAAAAGAGCAGCCTCTGATGCGAAGAAGGTAGGGATGCTCGTCGGAAGTAATTTCCTAGTGATCATTATCAAAGACACTAAGGGAAGTCCTTCTGAAATTCGTATGAAGCACACTTTACAAAAGTTGTTGAGCATCATAGAATTGGCGAAGACCGACCCCGGGGTGGGGTCATATCATGAGATTGAGGTGGCGGTCGATGGCTAAGAAGAAACCCGTTTCCGTTGCGGATTTGGACGGCGAAAGCGTTCTGGACACGGTCTCTCTGGACACCCCTGTGGTGGTCGAGGACGGCATCCAGTTCAACAGCGATGTTCTGGTAACCCAGGTTGGCCAGGAAGTGGTGGACAAGCCCAACTTCGATGCTGATCTGTACAAGGAACACTGTCCGACCGACCCGGACTGGACCGAGTATGTGTTGTCCAAACTGTCCCCAGACGAACTGTCCCCTGAAGGCCGTCCGACCTGCGATGGCCTGCGCCGGGTAGCAGAGTTGGTTTTGGGGCCGACCCTGAAATCGACTGTGCGGATCGTCCAGTCCCCCGCTCCCGACAACGGCATGACGGCTGTGGCTGAATTCAGCTACACCTACCATTCCATCCACACCGACCGGGAGGTGACTTTCACCGCTGCGGCCGATGTCAACTCGGGCAACACCGACGGGATGTTCTCCAAGTTCGCCACGGCGATGGCTGAAACACGCGCCGAGGGGCGGGCCTTGCGCAAGGCTTTGCGTCTGCGTCGGGTGCTGACCGCCGAGGAGCCTTCGGCCCTGTTCCACGATGTGGATTTGAGCAACGGCGGCAAGTCCACCGAGATGCAGCATTCCTTCATCAAGACCCTGTGTGAACGCAACGATATCAACATCGACGCCTACCTGGGATCATCCAAATCATTCAAGTGGAACGGCAAGCTGGAGGATATCCCCCACAAGTCTGCCGTACTCATCATTGCGCATCTGAACGAGCTTCAGAGGGACAGAGCTAAAATCGACCCCAAATTCAAGGGGTACGATGCTAGCTGGAAAAACAGCAACAAGACCACGGAGTAACCATGAAAGCCCACATCCCGACAGCGCACGGCACGATTGAAATTGATGCCACCGATGTCAAAGAACTGTTCCGTCAAATTGCCGCCACCCACGAGGTTTTCGGGGATCATCGTTGCGGTGCCTGCGGTGAGGATCGCATCGCCCCCCGTGTTCGCCGGGTGACCAAGGGCAAGGTTGAGTACGAGTATTTTGAAATCTGCTGCAACAATCCGAAATGCCGGGCGAAGCTGGCTTTCGGGCAATACCAGGATGGTAGCGGCCTGTTCCCGGTGCGGAAGCTGGACAAAGACGGCCAGCCAGACCGGGAAAACGGCACCTACGGCCCACACAACGGGTGGAGTAGGTACCGAGGCGAACAGAAGGACTAGGGAACCTTGGCGGGATTCCCTTGAAGGGGGCGGGGGGTGTGTTGCCCCCCGCTCTTTTTTTATTCTGCCGCTGGCGGGCTAGGAAGCTCGGTCTCGACCACCACCAAATCGATGGGGTGGGCGACGACCTGGAACGGCAAAAAGACTCGCGGGTCGATCAACACGCTCTGGTCTGTCGTGGCCGTAAACTCCGGGGTCGGAGATTCGAGGGCCGGAGTAATATCGATTTCTTCTGGACCTGTCATGGTTGAATCCTCGTTCGTTCATCAGTCACTTCACCTTTGATCGGCCCACCGGCTAGGGCGCCACGCAAGTTACGCATCAGGCCAGCAACCAGAGGGCCAATCTCGGGTTGATATCCGCCCCACTCACAGAAGGGCAGTCTTTCTTCGAGCGTCGACAGGAAAGCGTCAGCAGCCGCCCATCCCGCCATTTCCACGGCGTCTCGAATGTCCTTGGGGAAGTCTTCCAGTCGCATCAGACTTCCTCGTAGTCGTTGCAGTTTTGACAGCAGCGAATCCCATCGCCGTAGTCCCTGAACGGTCGGCATTTCTCGTGAAGTTCGCACTTGTACACAAACTTGAGCGGGCAGTTGCAGTCCCCGGTGTCGATCGGAGTGGTGCTCCGATGGAAACAGGGGAGGGTCCGCCGAACTGTTTTGATGGTGCGAAAGCGTTCAGGAAAAACACCTTGGTTTGGGTCAAGAGCTTCGGCTTCCGCAAGCACATTGTTGAAGTTGGCCTCGGGCACTTTGGGACGAAAATGTTCAACCACATCCTCGTAGGGCAGGCCGAGTTCACGGCGACCAACGACATAGTTGAAGATTCTGTCTTCCAAAAACAGGCGATAGGGAACACCCTTGGGTCGGCCGAACCGGTGCAGCCAAGTCATCCAGGGGACACACATCGCCTCGCCGCCGAACTTGCGGACCTTGGCATGTATATACCCCTCCTCACCCCCGAAGCCTCTGAATAGGGTGGAGAAGCCTGGCCACTCTTCCTTGCACATCATGAACTGGCCGAGGCCCTGCATGGGGATCGGGAACGGCTCACCGAGCTTCACTCTTTCGTCGGTCGCCCAAGTGCCATACATGGAGTCGCGCCAGACTGGGTCGAAGTGCGTGGCCATGTTGATGTGGTCGTCGTACAACAACGGGCCTTGATAGAGGTTCTTCCTCCCGGCCTTGCCTGAACGGATGAACTCCTTGACCTTGGACACAACCCCTTGCGTGAGCAAGACATGGCTATCCACACACATCACCCACTCGCCCTGTGCCTCTTCAAAGACCAGTTGGCGCGGCAGGGAGGTGCCAGTAGCGTGGCCCCTGTGCAGGTAGCGGGCCTTGGCCCATTCGGCGGCACTCTTGGTGTGGGGACAGCCATTGGGCAGATTGTCCACCACCAGCAACTCGACATCGTTCAGATCGTGATAGGCCCGCAACGCTTGCAGGGTGAAGTACACCCCATCGTAGTCGTCGTAGGTCGCCATGCCGATAGTCAGAAGTGGTTCCGCCATACATCCTCCTCGTCATATGGTTGTATGCACGCCAAGGAGGGTTTGGTTAAACGAAAAGACCCGCCGTTTTGGGCGGGTCTTCTCGCTGCGGTAGGAGGGGATCGATCAGAGGTATTCCAGTTGGACCCAGAGTCCGAACTGTTTGCTTCCGATCCCGTCCGGTGATGCCGACAACGCCAGATACCAGTCGTGACGCACATCTGTCGTGTTTGCACCCGACGGACGCAGTCCCGAGGTTCCTGGCGAAGCGGTCAATGTAACTGGCTCACGCTGCGCCGGATTGGCCTGGTTGGCGGTCGTGAAGACCTCCCAGGCTGTCGAACCCGAACCCGTTGGATTTCCTGAATCCTGCACGGTCACGGGATGAATAATTTCGGCTAGATAAGTGGTTACACCGGAAGCGGGGTTGGTTGGCAAAACTCTGTCGTAAATGTAGGCCTTGACATTCTGCGTCTTGACCGCCGAGTCAGCGGTAAAACGCACATTCAGGCTGCTTTGCCAGTTGGGTATAGCTCGGAGGGGAATGGCAGAAGTGCCTCGTCCCACCAAGCCACTTCCTGCGTTGGCGTATTTGACATTCCAAGCTTCGGGGCCTTGGCTGGTGCCCGTCGAGTTGGTGATGAAGGTTTTGTCCTGCGCTTCGCCGACCGGTACGGACATACCGAACCCGCCGCCATAGAAACCAAGACCTGAGCCAGCCAGACTGGCTATTTGGAACGTTGAGAACGTGCCGCCGTCCTCAAACTGTCCTGCATAAAACGAAAGCGACGCTGGCATGGTCTAGTACCTCCTTCAGAAATTACACCGTCACCACTTGCCGTCCGGACACTTCTGCTCATCCCAGGACGCCTTCAGGTTCATATAGCACCCACAGCCTGAACAGCGGTTATCGGGCCGGAGTTTGGGGCAGGTTTTGCAGATTGCCATCCTCTTTTGATATGTCTCGCTATCAGCTGATTGCAAACCTCCGGCGACATGTTGAGCGAGGGCCGCAACGAAATTGACCCCCTGCTGGAGCAGGCTGGGCAGTTTGTTCTCCTTGTCCCACATCAGTTTGCCGGTACACAAATCCTTGATGAAAGCGATGCGTTCTTCTGGGGTGACGCCCTCCCCGTTGCAAACGCGGTATTCTGCCTCGGAGAGGACATAACCTTTTCCTTGGCTGCACGGCACATTGGGTTGGCAGGGGCAATTCATGAGTAGTCCGGCATCTCAAAGGTGAAACTGAAACTCGCTCCGCTACCGCCAGAATAGACTGTGTTCAAAAAACGGCGACACATGACCCATTTTTGCTGTTCTTCGTCAAAGTAAACTCCAGCCACGACCACATTGCCGAAGTTGCCGTTGTTGTTGTTCTGGATGTTTTGCATCACCAACGTGTTGGTCCTGCCTTCCAGTAGATCGCCAGGATTGAGGGTCACTCTGGTCATACCTTTGGGTGTGCCGTTCTCGGCATCGTTGCCACAGCAGGAAATACCTGGCTCCAGCAGGTCGATGGTCGGCTCGATGGTGGGGTTGGTGCGGAAAAACTTGCCTATGCAGTTGTTGGAATTGAGGATGATGTCACCCATGTTCTTGCCATTGAGGATCAAACGGTAGTTGTCGTCGGTGGCTGCATTGCTGTTGCAGACATAGATGATGTAGTCGGTTTCGCGATCACAGCCCAGACAGCAGGGGGCGCAATCGATGTACTCAATCTCCATCAGACGACCTCCACGGCACCCAGGAAGTCGTAGGTCTTCTTGGTGACCTGGAGCAAGCCACTCTGGCAAACGAGATTGGTGACAACCGTGATGCGCTTGTAGTCGCTGGCGTCAAAGCTGTTGCCACCGCCGCCGCTGTACCATTTGCCCTCATTGGGCACAAAATGGGCCAGCGCAAAGCCAGCCTTGATCTGGCCGGAGCCGACCGGGTAAACCGGGATCGCCTTATTGACCAGAGAGTTGCCGACATAGGGATAGCCAGAAGCTGGTGTTCCGGAAGCTGCGGCTGCGTAGACGTAAACCCGGGTAACTCCCACCCCAGACCAGACCTTGCGGATATCGTCCCACAACAGGTCGGTCGGTCCTGCTTTGTGCTGGTCAGATCGATAGGCGAGATCGACATTGGCCGGGGCGATCTGGCCCGGATTATAGATATCCTGACCGTAGCCGACCACCATCAGGGGGCCGCGCAGCCCCATGCTGCGCCCTTCAAAAGCGCCGTTGCCAGCACCGGAATTCCAGTTGTTGATCTCGCACGGCAATCCGTTCGCCTGCTGATAGGTGACAATGGAGATGTCTGTCTGTCCAGGGTAGGCGGTCGGAGTCAGGCTGGTTGCTGTTGTCGTGCTGGAGATGTTGACAGGAAGCTCGACCTTCGGCAACAGGGAAGTGCTGGGCAGGGATTTGTACGACAAGCCATACTGGTTCACCGTGACACCGCCGTTGACTGTCGGCGTTCGATACGGCCTGAAGAGGGCGTCCTGGCTGGTGATCGCCCTGTTGGCGTAGACATCCGGGCTGTCTGCGTCCGTGTTCGACATCAATTCATGCAAGGGGGCCGATTTCACATCCAGTCGCACGGCACTGCCGTTGGCGCTGGCAAATCCAGCCATGCATTCGTGCGGCGTTTGCACGCGATGGAACTTGTCAAAGGCCCCGGCGGTCATAGACAAAGAGAACGCCCCGGCACTGGCTCTGGTCGCCCCCTGACGAACCTTGTTCTGGTCGATGGCCAGCTTGTAGAGATTTCTGCGCAGTTGAAGACCGAGTTGGCCGGTCTTGCGCATTCGATCAATAGTTTGCCTAGGAATAACGCCGAAACGCGGGCTGTAATTCTGGAAAGCGTAGGTTGACGTGACGCCACCCGTGCCGATGGAAATCTCAATTGAGGTCACGGCTGGACCGCTGGCCTGAAGAGCCTGACCCAGAGAAACTTTTGGGTAGTCCACCTGGGTGACTCTCCCGTGTTCCGTCAAAGCCATGCGACTTGATCCGTCAAAAAGTCTGGCCATGGCCACCCGGTTCATCACATATATTGAACCGAAGTTGCTCGGCACCAACTCGTTGTCCACCTCCACCTTTACCCGACCAGGCACACCCGAATAAACCCAGTAAGGGCCGTAGGTGATGCGATTGCTTTTGAGTGGAACCACAAAAAAAGACGGATAAACTGGGGGTGGATGGATGCGTGTTTTTGACGATTCAGCATTAGTTTGGTAGAGGTTTGCTGGCGTTCCCAGAAGCCTGCTGATAATGCTGTGGTCACCGGATGGATCTAGAGTCTTTGAAAAAATAGGTGTTTGAACGGTCACCCTGACCAATGGGCCACCCAGATAAATCATGCCAGCACCAGCAAGGACATAGCCGATATACTGGCTGGTTCTGTATGGTGTTGTGACTGAGGGATAATACATTTCCTCAATCTTCTCGCCCAGCGACGCCTTGACATAGGCGCCCAGCGAATCCATGACCACATCCTGCGGATTGTCGATGGAAGCTCTTGTTTGAATCAGTCGAGCATAGTTGTAGACGACGAAAGGCTCAAAACGACTCTGGTCATCAGAAAAATAGGTGCAGGAAAGTGGGCTTAAACCAAAGGGGGCGCCTTCAGCCTCCATGAAGGCGCTTCTGGCGATATCGAACTCGTAACGGATATTGGGGCGCAGGTCGGCTTTGAACGGCACATTGGCGTCGAGCGTCGACGCAGAAATGCCAAGGCTGACGATGAACTCCTTGCCAAGATGCTGGTTGGCCACCCCAGACAACCAACTGAAGAATCTCCGACGCGCCTCTGATCTGTCGTAAGTGGCCTCTAGAGCGCGGGCCAAGATGGCTTGTGGGTTGGTTTGCACCAGACTGCCAGTATTGACGCCGCTCAAGAGGACCTGATTCCCGCGGGTGCTTTCAAAGCCGGTCATGGCGAAGAAGACATCTGGGCGGTATTTCTCGATGTATTCCATCCAGCTATCGATGCCAGCCATGGCGAACTGAAGCTCAAGCGTCGAGCAGAAATAATATGATGACCCGATGACATCCTCGACACCCTGAGCGTAGAGATTCATCATCTCGCAAGGGTAGGAGATGGCTGGTTCGCCTGGCAACTTAGGAGCGAGGATGACGAAGCCGGGATGCCCAAGGATTGGATTCTTATTTTGGTCGTATCCCCAGAAAGAGCAATAGTTTGCTTTTCCGTACATACCCTCATACGGACCACCGATCAGCATCGCCGCCGTCTGGTGACCCTGCGCCATTTCAATGCCGTGCTCGATGGCTGTAGCATTGGAGCCTGGCTGATTGACGATAGCTCCGATAGTCCCTAGGCTGGGCGCAAACCTTCGATCGATGACACGAATCTTGATCGTGTAGCCGACTAATTCAACGACAAAATCAAACCCGGCATCTTGACAGACCTTGTTGATGACATCATACAGGCTGACTACCGAGTTGCCTTCGATGCGATAATAGGGGTCGGGTATGGGAAGTTCGCTCAGATCAAGCGAATAATAAACGCCATCAGGGAATTCGCGTGTCGGCAGACCCCACCGCATCGGCCCACCGAACGGTGTTGTCAGAGGCTGGTTGCAGATTGACAGCACAGCCCTGAAGAAAGTGATCCACGGCATGCCGATTTCATCGGAGCCTGAAAAACCAAAACCGACATTCTCCCAAAAACCATAGGCGTTGATGACATTGGTGACGCCTACCGGAATCGCCCCGACATATTGACCAATGATTACTTGTGTGGCTTGCAAGATTTCTCGGGGGTCCACCACGACGATATCGTAGCCAAGACCCGAAACCTGTTTTTTCTGTGTGACCTTGGACAGGATGCCGCCGAAAAAATAACCGCCCAAGCGAAAACGCAAGGGATGGCCAACCTGGCAGGGGAAGTCATTGTAAGAATAATTAAAATCAGAATTTTCTTTAACAAGAGATATATTTAGAGAACTTCCGTTATCTCCCCAAGAGACGCTGCTGCTAGCTTGTTGAACATAAAATCCCAACAAGGTCCGGTTATTGGAACCGTGTGTGATTTGCGGAACAAGGTATTGGAAGTCACTTTCCGTAGGCATAGGTCACACTGAAGTTGTAGCGGCCAGTCGTGTAGTTGAATCCATCGGTTATCTTTTCGATGAATAACTTTGGGTAAATGGCTGTGTTGGGGATGATGTTCAGTTGAGCAAGCGCCAAGAAAGCGTCTTCCCTGCTCGGCTTCAACGGGCGCCCGTCCAACTGATTGATCGTGCCCACCACCACTTCCATGTTGATGTCGCGGGTCGTCTTGGTGATATTCATCAAGTTCTGATAAATAGGCCCCTTGCCGAGGGGGTTAGCTCCATCGACTCGACCCAAGACATCGATTGCGGCAAAAAGCGGCCCGCCACCATTGTCTGTGAAGCTGACCTCAAAGAACTTGGCGTCAACAAACACAGGTGGGCGGTACTTGTTGTTGAACTCGACATTGTAGGTGATCGTGCCAGCCACCTTGTTGTGGCCGATGGTTACTTGGGCTGGCTTGTTTGAAAGGTACTCGGAACCCAAAACCGCCACTACTCGATCACGAACTAGCTTGTAGTTGTTGGCGGCTAGCAAATCCCATTTGCTTTTGGCGTGAACATATTTGGTTTCTGGCTGTTCAAACGCCCCTGTCCTGCTGGTCCGCAAAGCAGTAATCGTGCCGTCGATTGAGATCGTTTTCAGCGTGGATTCCGCAGAATCCTTAATGCTGATATTGAACTCTTCCAAAGCTGGAATGTAATTGCTGCCAGACAAGGCTCCAAATAGATCGGCGTTCGCCTTGGCCAAATCAACGATGGTCCACGACTCGCTGACGCTGAATTTGCCGCCCGCCTCGTCAACAGTAATGGTGCGGATAGCATCGTAGGCCCTGACGGTATCTTGGCCCGAGGATGGCTGTTCGCTGAAGGCGTTGGCTAACGACCCGCCGAGACCAAAGTAGCTGAGTCCAGCTGGTTGATCATTCAGCTTGAGTCTGCTGGAAGGTGGGGATGATAAAGCGGCATTGTCGGAAAGATCAAGATCCGACGCCAGCTTCTTCAGGACAGCAGCCCGGGCAATCTCAAACCCGCGGACATTCCGGTTGGTCGTGCCCCCCACCCAGCGCGTTGTCGCCTGTGCGCTGACCTGATGCGTCAGCTTGTATTTGCGTAAACTGTCATCCGGCTCCATCGACCAGGATTCTTCCACTCCCACATCGTCCTCAGCATCCATGCCGATGGTGTTGGTACCAATCCTGAGATAGTCGGCTTCCAGGTTGATCGTGTATTCAAAGTAATCGGTAAATGGCCCTTCAGGTATTTCGATTGATTTGACACGCGGATAGCAAAGAATGGTGGAGTTTGCGCCAGAGGCATCCCAGGGGGTGATCTGAAGGCTCACTCGTTCAGTAGGATTGAGCGGGGATTTGGGTCGGAACAATTCATTAAGTTGACCGATTTTTTGTTGAATTTTTGCTTGGCGACTATTTGGTGGTACAACTTCCAAAGCGCCTTGAAGCGGATCAGTCGTGTTGTTAAGAACGCCACCCTTGTAGGCCAACATCCGGCCCTTCAATGTGATGTTGAACAAATACTTTTTGACACGACCGTCTTCAAATCTGTCAATCTGAGTGGAGATAGACACAAACGGGGCGGGAGTCAGGAGTTTTTCTTGTCCCTGTGGTCCGTAAAGAACAGGCATTAGATGTCCCCTATGTAACCATGCGTGATCAAATCAACAGAATTGGTATCCACGCCTGTGCCTGCCGTGATCATGTCCAGCGACCCTGTCGATCCCACGGGACCAACCAAATACAATACGCAGCCAGCACTGGCCTCCTGGGCATATCCGGTGATAGTGAGCGGCAACGTGGAAAAGGTTTCGGGCGTGCGCCAAACCACGAGATTCAGCCCGGTTCCGAAGACCGGAGCTTCCAGAATCAGCGGCAATGCGTTCTCCACCAACTCGGTGGCGCTGTTGACTGTCAGCAAAGGCAACGAACTGGAAAGGTTTTTGTTCGCCCCCTCTACAAACAGGTTCATGTTCTGTTGGATATCAGATTTATTACACAATATATATAAATTTAGCCCTTTGCCATAAGTTTTACCACTGATAATCAGGGGTAAGGTGTTGGCAACGCCAGAAAACACGCCGAGGGTGTGGAGGGGAAGAGAATCCCCACCCGAAGGTATTTCGGCAACCTTGAGGAACAGGTTGAGCGGTTCCCAGGAGAGAGACTCGCCCCCGAACCCGAGGACTAATCCCCCGGGTGTGGCCAGTATGTCCCCCAGCCTGCCCGTGAAGACACTCATTACTGCGCCCTCTGCTCAACCGGCTGGCTATCCCGGATTGCCTGGGCGATCATCGGCCCGATAGCCTCGGTGACCGCCTTGACGATGGAATCCTGACCCATCAGGTTGACCGAGATGTCGTTCGCCCCGGACAGTTCGATCTGGCCTGGAATCTTGCCAACCGCCTCGTCGAACTTGTCCACAAAGGTGCCGAAATTAGCCACGGCCCCGTTAAAGGTACTAACCGAGGTGGAGAAGCCGGACAACCCCTGGCTGATCTGGGTGGCGGCTTGGTTGAAGCGGGCGGCGACGTCCAGAAGGTCAGGTCCGCCCTGTGCCATTCCTCCGTTGGCGAACCCTTGAATGCCGCCCACTACGCCACCGTTAGCAAACTTCTGGACCTGCCTTTTGGGGACAACCAGTTCGCCAGGTTCCAGCATGGCTGGCACAATATCTCCGGAACCGACGCCGGGAACAATGCCGCCGGAGGCGCGCTTGATTGCAACCCCAAGGTCCTCTCCTCGTATTTTCCTGCGCAGTTCGTCAGCAGCCACGTCATTGGAGGCCAGTTTTGCCTCGAACGCCTGCCTGCTCTTGGCTTTTTCCTCATAGAAAGCCCGCATCTTCTGTTCTTGGGCTTCCTGCTCCTTCCTCTCCCGCTCGGCCTTGCGCTTGACGCCGCCTGGATCGCGAATGTCCTCGATACCCTCTTGCACATGCCATTGGGCAATCTTGTTGTTCTCTGCGTCCTTCTTTTGTTGGGCGCGGTATTCGTCCATGACTCGTTGAGCTTCGGCTTGTTCCTGGGCTTTGACTTGTCCTGGGTTCTTTAGTTTGTTGATTTCTTCGAGGAAACGCGGATCTCCGGTCTTCAGGTAGTTCTCCTGGGCGGTGTCCAGCATCTTCTTGAGATGGTCGGCCCTGGCAGCTTCCGGATTGGGGGCGGGACGATCCTGTTCCCTAGCCTTGACCCTGGCGTTATGAGCAGCAACCGCTTCGGGTCCGCTCAGCTGCTTGCCGCGACGAATCTCCACGCCGATATTGTGTTGCTCAACAGCTTCTGGGCCGTTTTTGGGAATTTTTCCGGTGGCGCGCATCCGTTCGTTGTGAGCCGCGACATCGGCGCGTTTCTTTTCCCACTCTTTTGCGATCAGGTCATTGTTGGCTGGTCCCTTCGGCTGATTGTTTCCGGCCATTGCCGCCCGCAGAGCCTGTGGAGGTATCATTCTGGCCGCAAAAGAATACTCTTCGTATTTTTCTTTGGCTGCTAGGCGCTCCTTGTAGGACTTCTTCTTGTCTGACATTTCGGCGCGGAAGCTGTTGACCAGGGCGAAGAATTCCTTGGGGGAATTCTGGAAAAGTGCGAGAGCCTCCTCGGCGCTGCTTCTGCGTTTTTCAGCATCCATCTGGGCAATCACCGGATTGCTCAGTTGGGCGTAGAGTTCGCGTAGTCTGGCGACATTTTCCTTGGTCCTGGCGCGTGGGTTGCGCATCTGGTTGCGAAGCTGATAGAACTCCGCTTTCGCGCCCAGGATATCAAGGTCCTTATTGGCGGCCATCAGGTTGCCCGCCATGATTTGCTCAAGCTCGGCGGCAGCGTTGCCTTCATTCTGACCAGGCATCTTGACGGCGCCTGCATTGCCGTTGGCCCCCTGACCCATGGCCATGCCCATCAGCGGGTTGTTGATCGGCATACCAACCTGGGCGGGCGGCATTTGGACGTTGACGCCTGGCATCATGCCGGGCATCATGTTTTGCGCGGCACCCCAACGCGCCCCACCGGCTTGCACCAGACGGAATGTGCCGTCCCCGTTGGGGATCATCTGCCAGTTGGGATCGTTGAATGCTGGAGGCTTTGGAACCCCGAAGCCATTGGCCGCAGCTGCCCGCGCATTAGCGTCTGCTTTGACGCCACCTGGCGTGCCCCTTTCAAAGCCTGGCAATTTGCCGTTCTTGTTGATGTAATCGAGATTGCCAACGCCTATCTTGGAAGCTTCTTCCGGAGTGTAGATGTGTTCGCCGGGCATGACCATGGCCGGGACCACGCCACCCTTGGCCAGGTGTGGCAACGAGGCCAGGGTGTTCGCGCCCAGACTTTGCACCGAGGACTTCCGGATGACATAACTGCCGACCGGGAGATTAGTGCGAACGGAGTCGGTGTTGCCGACGCCCGGGACCAGACCGCCCGTGGCAAATTTCATCCCGCCCGCTTCTTCCATGCCGAATTCGGCCGGGGCAACCGGCGCTTGTTCCGCGCCCACCTTGGCGCCCGGAGTGATCGGTCTGTCCTTGAACACCTTGGCCACGCTGGGGAAGGTGGTCGGTTTGCCAAGTAGACCCAGGATCATGCTGAGCAAGGCCGCTTCTTCAGCGTATGTTTTAGCTCCTTTTTCTTCCGCGTCGGACATACGGGCCTGGATCAGCGCCGGATTGGCAATCAGGAAGCGGCCAAACCTGTCGAGCTTGATGCGCTCCTCTTTGTCTTGAATCCTTTCTAGGGCATAAGATTGAGCGATCCTCTCTTGGTTCATCAGATAGAGAGTTTTTTCACCTTCGTTAAAAGTGTTTGGGTCCCTTTTTAGGAGATCGGCCTTAAAGCTTGCTTCTCTCATTAGGTGACGCAAGTAGGCACGTTGAATCACCGGCATGTTCGGTTCTTGTTCGCGGTATTTCTCTAGCTCTTCAGCTGAAATATTGGACGTGTCTGTTAGGTCCAGACCCATGCTTTTAATCAAATCCAGCTCACCGGGCTTGTATTTGCCGGTTTCAATCCGACTCATAGCGTCGTTAAGTATTTTGGTCTGCAACGCCGGATTGACTTTGTTGAAGAGTTCTGCTTCTTTGGCCAGTCCCTGCTGTTTCACCAGACCAACCATGGTCTTCGCGTCTATTGCTTCCGGTTTGACGCTCGACACCATTTCCGCCAGACGCTTTTCCGGCGTGACAAAAGCATTTCGGCGATTGTCCGCAGATACCTTTGCTGTACCAAAATTGGCCATCAGCCCAGGGAATTGTTTGTTGTCCTCCTTCAGTTTGGCGATCGTCTGGTCGATGGCCTCCAGGATGGCCTGGTCGAAATCGGGAGCTTTGATCTCATCGAACTTGCGTCGGCTTCTGAGGACCGACTCGACATTCTTGCGCAGATCCTCGGCGGACCTGATCTTGGCCGACACCTCACCAACCATCAACGCGTAGATTTCCTTGGTGTACTCCTCAGGCCCCTGGGGATAATTCTGTTCGGACAGTTCCTGGTTGGCCTTTTCGCGCAGCGCATTCTTGCCTGTGTACAGTCCTTCGATGACAGAGATCGGATGGTTTTTCCGGATCATCCGCAGCGACTTGTCTTTTTCCATTTGTTTGTCGGTATAATTCCACTCTCCCAGTGTTTCAAGACCGCGGAAAGCCGGGGACGACAAGGCCTGGCGGTACATGAAGTCGTTGATCAGATTCTTGAACTCAATGAGCCGGGGTTCGTTGTTGATCAGATCTTCAATGCTCTCGCCGGCCGAGGCGGAAAACGCCTTGCTCACATCCTTCGCGGCGGTCCTTTGCGCTTCTTCCTGGGCAGCCAGGCTGTCGACCGTGTCCTTGATGCCGGAGATGATGCTTTCAACCTGGAACGGCGGACTGCCAAAGGCCTTGCTGACGGAGGCCTGTCGCAGGGACAGGTGGTACCCGTCCAGTTTTGGCAGAAGATCCGGGAAAACAGGGGCGTTCTTCTGGTCTTCCTGGGCCTTGATGGCGTCGTCGTAAACCTTTTTCTTTTCCTGGCGAATCTTGATGACCTGCATCAGAGCGTCGAACACCCCGGCCTGCTGATCGTTCTTGGGCAGCTCCTTGCCGATCATGCCGATCTGCTTGTCGAGGAAAGCTGTCCGCTTCTCCTTGTCCATGCTCTTGATCTGGGACAGGAACAGCAGGGTGGCGTTCTTCCGGATCAGCTCTTTGGACTTCTCAAGGTCATCCTTGCTCATGGTCGAATTGGCAAGATTGGAGTCGAATTTGACGCCCTTGCCAAGATCACCGATGCGGCCAAAGGCCTCGTTTGCCTCGCCTCCCTCGGCAAAGGCCGGCATGCCGGAATTGATCCGCTCCAGGAGGGCCTTGTTCTTTTGGGCGGCGACGGAAGAAACCACAAACTCGTTCGGTGCGATGCGGGCGTTGACCGTGTCGGAGGAGTGGGGCGTGCTACTGCCCTCCGAACCCCACCCACCCTTGTTGAAGAATCTGATCGGACCACCGCCAGCCCGTCGGACAGGAGCCACATCCCCTATGGCCTTGTTCAGGCTGTCCAGCTTGTCTTTGGCTTCCTTCAGCAACTCGCCCATCTTGGTGAAGCCGACATTCATGCCGTTGACGATGCCGACCGACCTCTCCAGCGATGACAGCGTGACGGTGTCGAAGTCCCTCTGGGCACCCTGGGCAAGATTCTTGATGATCGAATCGGGCAGGGAGGTGCTGTTGCGCAGGCCCGTTTCAGCCCTGGAGAAATCGTCCCGGGCGGACTTGGTGCGCTCCCCGATCACGGACGCCGACGCAGCAATCAGGGCCTTCTTCACATCCTCTTCGGCGTTGACGAAGTTCTTGTTGATGCCGCGATCGCGGAAATACTGATCCATCTTGACGAGGATGTTGCTGCGGTCCTTCTCGTCGGTGAAGCCGATTTCCTCAAGCTGGGTCTTGATGGCCCCAGCCGCCGTGCCGACGGTCTCCCGGACACTCATCTCCCCGACCGAACCCGCAAGCTTGCCGGCGAAATTGTCGGCCCCGCCGCGGGCGCGTTCCATCAGCTTGTCGCCGCCCATGATCCTGTTGCCAGCTTCGAGCATGGCGCCGACATTTGGATTCCTGATGGCTCCGGCGAACATCTTGAACTCGTCGTCGGTCTTGACGCCAAGCTTGCCAAGGATGGAAGTGTCCCCGACATTCTTCTCCAGGTCCTTGACGCGGGTGATCGCCATCGACCGCTGCGTTTCCAGACCCTGTTTGGCGACGTCTGCCATCGCCTTGGCCATATTTTCAAGGAAAGCCTGCTGGTTGCTTTGCAGCTTTGTGAAGAAGTCCCCGAGCAATTGCTCCTGGGTGTCGACTTGAAGTTGCGCTGCCCTGGAGGCAATATCAAAATTTTGCTGAACAAAGCTGTCGAGCGCCTTTTCCATGGCGGCGGACTGCGGGTCCAGATCGAACGCTCCCCCAAAGGTGCTGTTGAGAAGCTGGGTGGTCAATTCCTTGACCGAAATACCGCCGAGACCTTGCAGGCGCATCTGCGGCGACAGCGAAGAGAGGGTGCTGAAGATCTGATTCTGGTCGCGCACAGAGAACGGCGCGGCGCTGCCCATCTGTGCTGCCTGACTGATCAACGAGAAGGACTTGGCGATTTCCGAGCGACCTTCCAGATTGGAAGTGGCGTAGCGAAGGCCGAGGCTCTGCCGTCCCTCGCGGTCTGCCTGGATCTTATTCAGTCTATCTTGGGCAACAGCGTTCCTCTCGGTAGTGTCGGTAAGGTTCTTGAGGGCTTGTCCAAGGTCGGCGGCACGCACCTTCAGTTTGGACATCTCGTTCTGGGCGTCAAACTGCGCTTTGTTGTTGCCGTCCCTGTTGGCGGCGTTGATTTTCTTCTCTACAGCGGCTATCTGGGCGACGGTCGCACGCAGGGCTTCGTTGATTTTCTCGGGATTCTGGGCGTTGGCGATGTCCTGAGGTTTCCTGAATACCGCGTTGCCGCCGAAACCGGTCAGCCTGGCCTGTCGCAAATCCTGCTGGCGCAACGCTAGATCGAACAGGGCTTCTTCGCCGGAGTCGTCGCGGATAGCGCCTCGGCGCAGCATTGTCTGCACGCGATTCCGTTCGGCGTTGATCTGGGCGCTGTTGGCGCGGTCCATCAGCTCCCCGACAGCGCGGACCCTGGAACCGAGTTCGCTCAGGTCGTTGGCGAAAATCTTGGCTTTTTCGGCCAGGTTCTGCCCCATGCTGCCGAGGTTTTTTCTCAGGGGTTCGGCGATCGGGGCCAGGAGGTCGTTGACGACCGCCCCCATGTCCTCGCCGGTCTTGCGCAGCAGTTTGGTGAAATCCTCCTCGCCAAGCTGCGACTGGATCAGGTTGGTGACGGACGAGATGGCATTGGCGTCGAGACCCTGGTCCTGGAGTCTCTGTCGCAGCATATCAGCGATCTGTACGGAGAAGTTCTGGCCGACTGCCAGTTCACGCGAAGGTTGCGACCTGATGGCACTGATGATGCTCGGCAGAATCCTGCCGGTGACGGACACGACCTCGGCTGACTTCTCGACGTCGCCGCCAGCGGCACCGGCCATCGATGTGATCGACCTGACAGCCGACATGAACTCGCTGGTGTCGCCCGAGAAGGGGCGCTGCAACGAGTCGGCCAGGCTGGTTCCAGCCGAAACCGACACGGAACCGTCCATGATGTCGGTCAGGCTCTTCGTGGCCGAAGCCATCGATGTCAGCCTCTGGGTGGCAAAACTCAGAACCGAACTGAAGTTGTTGAACATGGCGGCGGCGTTGTTGACGCTGCTTTCCACCGTTTCCTGCTTTTTGCGGGACACCTCGTTCTCTTGGATGCGCTTGAAGGAGTCGAAAAGCTTCTTTTCGAGGGACTCGAAGCTCTGGTTGGTGCCGGATGCCACCCGACCCAGCAACGATCCGCCCAGCCCCTGCCTGGACCGGTAGATGGCTTCCTCGAACAACTGACGCCGGGTGCGCTCATTGTTGATGGCATTGTCGTTGGCGTTGTTTTTGGCCTGCTCCTCGATGATCTTGGTGAGGGCGTCCATCTGGGCCGGGACCTGAGCCGATGCCATCTCGCGTCGACGCACGTCCAGTTCGCCGTTGAAGCTTTCGTTGGAGTAGTAGGGGATCAGTCCGAAGATGGAGGAGTTCCTCCGGGCCACCTGCGACATCTGGTTGTCGATGTCAGTCTGGAGCCTGCGGATGGTCGTCGGGTCGATCGTCGTCATGCCCTTGGCGAAGTTGGACAACGAGTCGTTCATCTTCTTCATGGAGGAGGCGATGGAGGCCTCGGACACCTCGTTGGCAGCCGCCTTCAGCGAGTCGGTGAACATCAGGAGGGCGCCGGCAGCCGCCGACACGCCAAGGCCTATGCCGGTGAAGCCAAGCCCCATGGCCACAGAGGCACCCAGACCGGCCCCCTGGAGGGCCGAGCCGCCGGCCCTGGTGTTAACAAAACTGTTTTGTGAACCCGATTCAACGGCCGCCTCGGCGCTTCCGGCCGAACGGCTGGCGTAGTCGCCCAGGAAGGAGGCTCCGGCTTGCAAGGCAAAGAATCCGGTTTGGCTAGTGAACATGCCGCCGATTTTCTGGGCAGCCATGCCGCCAAAAGCGGAAAGCCTGGAGCCTGGACGATCGTACCCGCGCCTTGCCGTGTCCTGGAGGACAGCGCGTCCGTTCCTGTCTTGAACATCTACGTTGTTTTCGATAGCGTCGGCCAGCCGCCTGTTGGCCATCTCGAGCACGACTTCGCTGTCGTTGATCCTGTTTTCCAGGCGGACATGCGTTTGCAGCGACGCGAGGAGCTGCTCGTTGGTCTGGTTGATCACCCTTTGCAGGAGTCTGGCTCTGGTTTGTTCCGGCAGATTGGCACCAGCTCCAGTTGGATCTACCCTTCGCATTTCGGTTGCTAGACGCCGATTGATCACATCTTGATAGCTGTTTGACCTGGCGTCGCCAGTGTTGCCTCGGTCGAAAGACTGCCTGTTGACAACGACATTACCGGTGGCCGTTTGCCGCTCGATTGCACGAGTGCCATTTTCAAGCGAACGCATGAATTCTTCTGAGGCGGCTGTGGTGGCAGCCGTCATATTAGTCAATCCGCGCTCTGCTGCGATCTGATTGCGACGACCATTGACCCATTCGTCATGTAGACGACGGGTTTCTTCTTGTTCAACAGACTGTCTAGTAGCGTCGCTGATGTTTCGACCACGACCATTTGGATCAATTTGTGCGATGCGATCGTTGATTCTGCGCTCAAGAATTCTACCAAGAGAATCTTGAGGCATTTCGTTGACAATATTGGTGCCGGCGCCAAAAAGATTGGCCCCTCCCGCAAACTGAACAGACTCCAGCCCGTTGGCGTCGCGGCTTATGTTGGCACCAATACCCTCAAGTTGACGGGCAAGCTGTTCGGCCTGTTCACGCGCTCTTGTTGCTTGACGAGTGGCGTTTTCCGCCATGATGTCGTTTTCACGAGCGGACGCATCAAGATTTCCTTGGTGTACCGTCGACATCCGCATGCGGCCGTTTTCCATGCCGACAAGAAGATTCGGGTCGATGCCCTCATTCATGCCGATCCGACGAGCAGTTTCGTTTAGCTCGTTAAAAACACGCGTATATTCTGCATGAAAAGTCGGGTCAGCAATTGCCCGTTCACGCAAATCGTTGACGGTGCTGACCATTTGCGGAAGATTGCGGATATCTTGCGACCGCTGTTGCGCTTGTGTTCTCCGAAACTCAGCCTCGTTTGCTGTCTCTTGTGCTCTAATGATAGAGTTTGCATTATCAAAAATATTTGTGGCTTGCTCTTGAGCCATTTGATAACGCTGATTATTACTGAGTTCTGGGCGAGTACGCTCCAAAGCCCGCAATATGGTTCTTGAAAGAATGTTGCCAGTTTCTTGCGTTCGAGACATTTCAGACAAAAAGCGTGGCATATCTTCCGCGCCAATTGTCGAAACTGTCCTGCTGAGCGGACCAATATCGTTGTTGTTTCTAGATATTGTCGCCAACCGAGCAAAAAATCGATCGGGAGAACCACCGTATAGATCAAAGTTTCTGCCGTAGGTGCGGGCTGGATCAAAAGGGTTGTCGGGAGGACCACCACCACCTGAACCACCTCCAGGTCCGCCTGGACCACTAGGACCGCCTGGGCCACCACCCCCAGGACCGCCTGGACCGCCTGGGCCACCACCCCCAGGACCACCACCGCCACCTCCTGGACCCCCAGGACCACCACCGCCTGGACCGCTACCCCCACCACCACCTGAGCCATTTCCACCAGATCTACCTGAACCGCCTTGGCCGCTACCGCCAGACCCACCCGAGCCACCACCACCAGGACCGCCAGGTCCACCGCCACCTCCAGGTCCACCTGGGCCACCGCCACCCGGACCACCAACCATCAGCCTCATAGACTCAAAGTCAGGCAAGATGTCCATCATATTGGTGGGGCCAGCACCAGCTCTAGAGCGTGAACGACGATTTGAGCCATCATCGCTACCGCCACTGTCACCGCCAGAAACAGAAGGTCTTAAAACCAAATCGGGCAAAACATCAGGCAAATTAGTTGGACCAGCACCAACCGTTAAGCGCCAACGACGTGGTGTTTGATTTCCGGTTGGGATTGGCTTCAGATCGTCTGGAATAGTGCCGCCTGCCGGATCAATCAAATTACCTTGATTTTTGGGTTCTTGATAAATAGGCAAAGTCTGCAAGAATTTTTCGGTCGCGCCAACAGCTGGTTGTGTCGATAAAGATTCTTGCTTTTGAACGTCTGCCACCTTGGCGTCTACTGCTTCCTTTTTAACCTTGGCGGCAGTTTTTTTCGCGTTGGATTTGACAGCTTCTTTTGTTGCCGTTTTCGCCGCAGCAATGTCCTTGCTTTCTTGTTCAGCGGCTTGTTCACGCGCCTTCATGGCGGCTACAAGAGCCGGCGGGGCCTGTCCGCTGAATCCGGGACTGCTGACTGCGTCGGCGATCTCGTCGTACTGTTCCTGGGAAAGCAGACTTTGCTTCTTCAGCTTTTCCGCCAGCCTTCGCAAATGCATGGGCGACATGTCATTGATGTCGACCCCGGTCCTTTGAGGCAAACCACTTTGAAGAATCTCTGTCTTCTGTTCAAGAGTGGCCACTTCTGCAAACTGCTGCCTCCTTGCTGAAACAGCTTTTGCGGTCACAATGTTCTGACCCAGGATGCCTGTCGACGGAGCTTGTCCGCCAACTTTTTCCAGTTCTTGTTGATCAATCCTCGCTCGTTTCTCTAGTTCTTTTTGTTCAGCTTTCAGCCGCTTCGCTTCGGCCATAGCCTCTTCGCGTTCTTTTTTCTTGCGTTCTTTTTCTTTTCTGTCCTGGTATTCTTTCTCTTTCTTTGCTTCTTCTTTTTGTTGTTTTTTAATGGCGGCTTCGCGTTTTGCCAATTCAGCTTTGGTGGGCGGTTTGACATCTTTGCCAGTCATGCTGGCGTAATCGGCTACAGATTTGCCTTCATCCTGAAAAGGAACCAGATATTTGCGTACTGACGCTTCGAGAGGATCAAAATCAGATCCAATGTCATATGTCGACCTCAACTGATCGTATTGCTCGACCAGCTTTTCGCTGAGTCCAGGCTTGGGGCCAACACCGCTTTTCAGCAGATTCCAAATTTGATTTGTGTCGAAGCCAGCCCCAGAACGACCAGGCCTTGTGACGTCAGCGATAATGTCATCAATGCCGAGCGAATCAATATCTTCGTATTTCTCGCCAAGCTGAAAAGCCGGAGGGAATTTCTTCTTGTTGCGCGCCTCGTACTCCTTGACAATTTCGGAGCGCAGTGTCTTCATCGTCTCATAACTTGATCCTTCTCCTGTCGAACTTTTCAGGTTGGCTTTTGCTTCTTCAAGTATCTGCGAAAAAACATCGCCAGACGAATATATTGTTCCGTTAGTTTGGAGGCCGGTTCCGGCCATGTCCATGCTGAGAATATTTTTAATGCGTCCTTGAGTGCTGGTCGGATTCAGTTTGTCCATCAAGGAAGTTCTGAGACCGGCGCCGGTTTTGCCAGTGATATCCAACCCCATAGTATCGGCAAGTGTTTTGACGCCCTCGTTGTTTAGTTTTTTAATGGCTTTTTGGACATCGTGCATGCCCGTGCCAATCATGTTCACGTCGGTGGCCGAACGGGCCTTTCCCCTGATCTCACCGATCATTTTCATGTCAGGCAAAGCTTTTTCGACGTTTTCAAGTAGTTTGTTCAATTCGGTTGCGGTCAAATTAAAACCATTTTTACGAGCTATCTGCTCAATCCGATTGCGCAAAAAGATGCCAGACTCTTCGATCTCGCCGCCATCATTGAAGCCCGGAACCATGCCGGACGCGTTCAGATGCTTCAGTCGGGACAGGCCGATCTTCCTGGCTTCGCTGGGGGAGAAGACATATTCGCCGGGCGTCAACATCGTGGGCACGGCACCGCTGGCCATGCGCGCCAGGTTGGAGGCGCCAGCTTTCTTGACCGAGGACTTGCGGACGACAAAGGAACCCGGCTGCAACGCCATGGGCACGCTGTCACTGTCGCCGACACCGGGAACGATACCGCCGCTGGCCCTGGTCAGCAGGTGCTGGTTGCCGGTGGTGGCGCCTCGGCCAAAGTTGGCGATAAACGGGCCGATATTGGAGCCGATCCGGACAGCGGCGAAGGCGGTCAGCAGGGGCAGGACCGGACGCAGGGCGTTGGTAATCGACAGGATACCCTTGGCGATCTCCTCGAACGCCCCGAAGGTCGCCTTGAATCCTTGCGTATCCATCATGGAACGCCCGAACTCCAGGTAGCTCTCCTTGAGCTTGGTCAACTTATTGGCGTAGCTGTCAGCAGCCTGGGCGGCATTGACATTGAGGCTGATGCGCCCGGCTTCCGCCACCATCAGGGCGCGTTCGCTGACCGCGAACTCCTGGATTAACGGAATGACCTTGGAGATTTGACGATAACCACCCAGGTTTTCGACGATGGCGCTGTAGCGTGGATCAGCCTGGGGAAGCTGGGTGAGGGCGGCCGAAAGTCGACGCACCGCCTCGTAGGCACCGACGAACTGGTTCTCCAGCCCCAGATCCCCCGCCTTGGAGGCCTCGTCACGCGTGAAGCGCAATTGTACGCCGATCTGCTTCAGCGACTCCACGGTGTCGTTACGCTGGATGCGGGTGAAGATGGTGCGCAAGCCGGTGGCAATCGATTCGGCCGATTCGCGAGTCGTCTGACGCACCGAAGTGAACAAACCGAGCAGTTGGTTGAGGTCGCCACCCGTCGCGGCGAACGCACCACCAGCCCGACGCACCACTTCGATCAAGTCGCTGGCTTCGACGGCGAACTCGCCGGCTACCGCGTTCATGGAGCCGAGGGCGGCCTCCAGGTCCTTGCTCTTGATCTTGAACTGGTTCATCACGGCGATGGCGCCTTCGACCGTCTGCTCGACTGAGTCGAAGTTGGGGGCCAGGGCGGACTTGGCCAGCGCCTCCAGGGCGTCTCGGGTCTCATTGATCGACAAGTTGGCCTGTTTTAGCGTCACCGCCGTCTTGATCAGGTCTTGGCTGGAAACGCCCAGGCTGGTCGACAAACGGCTGACCTCGCGGCCAATCGCCCCAACCTCGGAACCCGCCCCGGTGGCAACCTGTCGCAGGCGGACCATCTGTTTGTCAAATTCAACAGCCTCGCTGATGGCGGACCTGATACCTGAGGCAACCTGGATAAAAGGGATAGCGGCGATACTGAAAGCGGTGAAACGCTTGAAGGCCAAGCCGGACTGCTGGGCGAACCGCTCCACAGCATTGGTGGCCTGACCAATCTCGTTGACCACGCTACGGATGGCATTGACGTCGGCACGGACTGGCACATTGACGGCGCCAACGCCCGAAGCGCGTAGTCCTGAGTTGATTTCATTGGCGATTTGGCGAACCGCCCCAGAGGCCAAACGAAGATTTAGCTGTCCAGTGATATCAAATGCCATATTAACCCCGCAAAATAAATAGGCGGTGGCCCCTGCTCACAAAGGAGAAGAGACCACCGCCCGCAGTAAGCCTGTCCGGTTCAACAGAAATTACACCGGGGGAACAACCTCGGGAGCACTAACAATCGGGTTTCCTTCGTCATCCAGGAAGGGTTTCTCGTCGACGAGGAAATTGCCTTCCTCGTCCACCAGATTCCCCTCCCGATCGACAAATTGACCCGCCTCGTTGATGTACCGGCCGTTCTCGTCCACCAGCCGACCGTCGGCATCGACCTTGCGGCCCTGCTTGTCGATCAGATGGAGGGTTTCGTCGGCAAACTTGTACTTGACCAGGAACTGGTTCTCGGGGAGCTTCTTCTCGTAGTCGTCCTCGAGGTTGTAGATGATCTTGGCCAGGGCGGATGCGGCGGGGCCGACGGCGGGGTCATCCTCCTTGGTCATGTACTCCTCGTAGGACCTGAAGTAGGGCTTGCCGTCGTTGGCGTGGACGGTGCAGACCGATACCCAGTAGTTGAACTGGGCGTTGTCGGCCTGGGCTTCCGCCGAGTTGTTGTCCAGGCTCATGCGCTCCGAATTGAGGCTGCGCAGCTCGGCCCGGTCACGGCGAAGCTGGATGGCCAGATCGCGTGCCTCGGACAGCTTGATGCCGCCGGAGCGGACCTTGCGTTCCTTGTCGCCGATCGCAGCCTGGAGCTTGCGCAGCTCGGCTTCCTTGTGGTCGTCCCAGAGCTTCTGTTCGCGCATCACGCTCTCGATCTTCGCCCGGAGGATTGCTCCGGACTCGACCGCCTCACGGAAAGCCTTGTTGTAGACTTTCTGTGCTTCCTGGCGCTGCTTGGCGTTGGGGCGAAGGACGGCCAAATCGACCTCCTTGCCACCGATCTCAACCTTAAACGTCTTCTTGTTGGCGCTCACGATTCCTCCTCCACGGGTAGGGTCTTCTGACAACGGTTCCAGCTAACCGTGTATTGGGCCAGTTCTGATTCGACGGCACGCAGCTGGGCGTTGCCGTTGTTCAGGATCGAGGAGCGACAGGTTTCCCAGATCTGCTTCCATTTCTCCTTGGCTGCTTCCCGCTGCTCCGGCGTAGCGTTGTGGCCCCACAACTCGCCGAAGCTTTGTTCCACGGCGCTCAGGGCGCCGATGAAAGCGGTTCGCATTTTCGTGGAAAGAATCCTCTGGAGACGAACGCGTGAATTGCGCTCGTGGTTCCTGGCGGCTTCCTCCTCCGTCCGACGGGCCGCGTCCGCAGCGGCCTCCATCTGGTTATAAGCATCCACGGGGGTCCTCCTTATTGACCGGGCAGGGACCGCTGAGCCATCATCATGATCTCCCGACGGGAGTCGGGCATGTGCTGTTCCTCGACCTCGCCCTTTTTGGCGATGTGTGCCAGTCTCTCTCTTTTAATCGCGGCAGCCTGGGGGCTGTTCAAAGATTCGATGTTTTGCAGGTCCTCGTCGGTTTCCGCGACCAGGAAGATCTCGCCGGAGTCGGGCAGTTTCATCCCGGAAAGCACGGCCTCGGCTGTGGCTTCCTTCCGTTGGCGCTCACGCTCCTTGCGCTGGATGATCAGCCACCCGTCGAACGCGTCGTCATCTTTCAAGATGTCGTCATGCGGCGGATTGGGGTGTTCGGCGACATTGTCGTAGAGTTGCGACCAGGAGAGCAGGCTGCGCTGTTCCTCGGTCAGATCAACGGCGCACTTACCGAAGATATCCAGGCAGTTGGCCTTGCAGTTCCAGACCGAACGCCAGTGGTCGGATCGGGCGATGGCGCGCATGGCGGAATCGGATATCTGGGCGTCCGAATAGGCCGTCACGGCCTCGTCCAGCAGGGAGTCGTTTCCCTTGTAGAAATCGTCACCTTTCCAGACCCGCTTGCCCTTGTCGTCCAACAAGCCACTGCCGACCAGATAACGGGTGCGGGCAACTTGCGCAAAACCGCTGGCGCCCATCGACGCGTAGACATTCTTCTGGTTGTAGAGGGAGGCGAGTTCGATCCTGGCGACCTGAAGAGCTTTCCGTGAGAAATCCCGCTCCTTGGACTTGAAGAAAGCCCTGAAGAGGCCGACTTTCAGTTTCTCGATATCCTTGTTGAGCGTCTCGATCTTTTTCTCGCGCTCATCATCCCAGAGACCGCTGGAACGCATCAGGGCGTCTATCTCGTCATCGCTGTAGAGTTCGTCGACCAAACCCTCAGCCAGGGCTTCCTGGTAGACCTGTTGGGCCTTGTAGCGACGCAAACGGCCTGGCTGGCGGATCAGGTACCGCTTGCCGTCGACGGAGAAGCGCAGACAACCCGCAATGATGCGGGCGATCAGAAGCTCGAAATCCAAGGCGTCCTCCAAAGAGAAGAGGGGGCCTTGCGGCCCCCCCTCCGTCATTCCTTACTAACCGGGCAAGACTCAGACCTTGTTCACGGTCAGGTCGTTGAAGGTGCGGAAGCTGTAGGTCACCGTGCGGTTGGCGCCGTCGGTTCCGCCACCCTGGTAGTTGGCAGATTGCAGCTTGCACTTGTCACCGAGGTCAACATTCGTGCCATCGGCGAAGAAGATGTGGATCGACTCGTCGTTCAGCTGATCGGCGTTGCCGTCGTTGGCCTGGGCGAAGTCGCCGGACTGGGTCAGGACCTCGAATTCCGCGGTCACTTCCACGGGGAACTTGACATAGCGGAAGAAGGGACCCTTGCGGCCCAGCTCCATCAGCTGCTCACGACCCAGGTTGCAGTTGATGCTGACAGACTGGATGTGGGCGCTGAAACCGCTGCCGGGGATGTCGGTCAGCTTGCCGGTGCCGCTGTCCACGCCGGGGATCACCTTGGGGAAGACGCATTCGTCCATGAGGACATGCTGCCGACGCACGATACCGGAGGCGGCGGTTGGGGACTCGGATGCCGGGGCGTTGGGGGTCCAGTAGCCGCCGCCGGAGGCCCAGATCTTGTTGTTGCCCACCACGGTCATCGACTCGGTGGCGTTGCCGTCCATCGCGCTCTTGAAGCTGATGGCCGAGGCGTAGGCGCCGGACACCAGGCATTGGGCGACGGGGGTGCCGCTGGCGGACACGGCGGTGTCGGCATGGACCGACAGCACCAAGTTGCAGCGGGAGTTGGCCCGACCGATGAGGGTGTTGTTGACGCGGCCGGAGGTGGCCAGGTCGAACATCAGGGGGGTGCCGTCCAGAACGCGCTCGAGCTGGACTTCGATTTCCGGCACGCCTTCGATGTTCTGGTACAGGGACAGCATGCCCAGTTCGTAGGCAGCTTCCAGGTTGTAGTTGGTGGTGATGGTTGCGCTCTGAAGGCCACGAACGCGGGTGTAGGTCCCGGCGTTAGCGCCACTGTGTGGGCCGATTCCAACAGCAGTGATGGCGTAGAATACGCGATTGTTTGCCACGGTGTTCTCCTTGATTCGGGAATTGGCCCAATGGGCTTACCGCAATCAAGTACACCGACCAGCAAGAACTTGGAGTAATATCAGGGCAGATCCACGGAGATGGTTGCCCGCACCGCCGCCCGGAAAAGCGGGGGTTTGGACGGGACCTCCATGGAGCGGATCTCCTCGAAGGTCATCTTGCGCCAACGGTAAGTGGTGTTGGTGTCAACCATTTGCTGGTAATTGTATCCAGACGGGTTGATCTGCCCGTCGTAAGTCAGGGGAAAACGGCCGTCGGTGGCCAGCCTCTTCTTGTCGACGCCCTCGATCCTGCGCTGCCACTGGTTGACAATGATGTCGTGTAGCTGTTTCCGGTCAAACTTGGTCTCGGCCAGGATGTGGAAGACGACGTCCTGGCTGTGAACACGGGACAAATTACCCATTTGCAGCCCTTCCATGTCGACGCGGGGGGCCGCCCCGATGACGATGGCGGGCAGCTGGACCCGGTTGGCGGACAGGACGTCCCACGCCCCGGACCCGACTGGAGACTGGAATTGCGGGTCTGCCGGATTGAAGCTGTCAAACTGCACAGCCTTGAACCACTGGGCCTCGTCCATATCCAGGCGCACATTCTTGAACGAGAACTCGCAGGCTATCCTGGTGCCGGTGGGGACGGGCGTGTTGAAAATCACCCGGCCTTCCGGGTAATTGATCTTGTAGCCGGAGGCTCCCACATTGGTGTTCGGCCGGAAGGTGCCGCCGACATAGATGCCGCTGATGGCGACGGGCTGGCGGTTGTAGTCGATGCCGGACTCATAGACCCAATTCGACCGGAAACCCTCCCAGACTGTTCCGGCCGTATAACGCGGGTCACGCGCCGGCCTCAGCACATATGGCTCGACCCCATGCGAACCCACGCCGGACGGATAAGTTCCCGACGGGAAGGTCACATTCGTGAAAGCGCCAACGCCCAGAAGTCCCCAGTCAAGGAACTGGTGGCAGGACCACTCCAGTAGATCGCTCACGAGGGGGTCGCCGTAATTGGCGACGCCGGAAAGGCGGGTGGCATTGCTCATCACATAACTTCCCTGAGGGTTTTTTCGATGATGTTCCTGATCCTGGGCAGGGCGTTGTTGGCGGCCCGGGTGATCCAGTTGTTTTCCGGGGTGCCGGCAAACTGCTGGGGGACCTGGAAGCTGCCACCCCTGATCATGATGGCTTGCCCGGTACGGCCAGCGTCACCGTAGACCACCTCGTAGTCGGTAACCGCGATAGCATTCCCGGTAAATAGTAACCAGTACAGCCAGTTGACCAGATGACCCTTTTCGCTGGTGAACGAGGCAAACTCCATCGACACCAACTCGAACAACAGGTAGGAGGGCAGGACGACCACCTCCAGGCCACCGAAGTCAGTGACATCGCCGTAACTGGAACGAACGGTCTTGGGCCGGATCGCGAATCCGCGCACAACCTCGTTGACGATGGCGGTGCGATTGGCGTCGGGGTCCACCAAACCAAAATCGGGGACCAGCTCGTTGCTGAGACCCCGATACTCCCGGCTGTTTTCCAGGGATTTTTTGAAGGTTTTCTTGCAGGGTTCGACGGCTTGTTCGATCGCCTTGCGTAGACGGTAGCGGACGACCCGGGCGGTCGCCTCAATCAGCTCTTTTCCGAACTCACTGGGATCAACGCGAACATCAAAGCCGATCACGCCCCGATCCTCGTCCAGGTGGCTGTCCAAAACTTACCCTGGGCGATATTGTTGGTATCGACTGGTTCGCCGTACATTTCGTAGGTCAGGCGAAGGGCGTTGGAAAGATCACTCTGAACGATGATTTTGCGGGTCTGAAGCACATCTGCCAAATCGGCCATCATCCCTTTGGTGGTGATAACTCCATCTGGCACTTGATATCTTGTTGGCATATTCTGCAAGAATCTTGCAGGAACCGTGCTGACCAACAACTTGATCGATTTGGTGATCTCTCTGGCGTGCAGCCCCTGGCCGTTGCAGGAAGGGCAGACCGAGCCGTTTGGGAAAGGGAGAGGGCCACCCGTGCGCCAATGGTTGGACGATTTCTGTCCGATCTCGTCATACAGACAATTAGCGCACGGTTCCCAAGTTGGGGGATAGACCAGGAGACAAGTCTTCCCCAACTGATCGATGAGATCCGTGATGGCTTGTTCAGCCACCGTGCGGATCTCCTGGTCGATCGAGAAGAGGTAGGCCATTACTGGACCCGGCGTCCGATGATGTTGATGTCGCCCGTCACGCCAGCCCCGCCTGCCGACAGCGTGATGATGGCAGCGGTGTTGGGGGAGCAGACCTTGGGCGGGTAGAAATTGACCGACTCAAAACCGGCGGCGGTGACGGGAGCCTTGTAGACCACATTGCCGGAACCGTCTTCGATCTTGATCACAGCCCCGGAGGCGGGGGTGGCGTTGTAGCCAAAAACAAGACCGGTGATGACATGATTGCGACCCGGGCCAGCAGCGGGCAGGTTGATAACCGCAGCAGCGTTGGTGCCGGTGGCATAGTCGCCGGAGGAGACAGGCAGGGTTTCAAACTTGTCTTCGTTCCAGGAGAGGTAACGCTGGTCGAGTGAAACACCCACCTTGCCGGTGTTGATGTCGGCGACGACATTGGCGCGACGGTCGAGGGTGGTGACGAGGCCGGAAGGGGCGCTCTGGGGGACGGCGCAGATGACTGCCGAACCGTCCTTGATCGGGTTGCCACCGGGTTGGTATGCGATTGCCATGTCAGTTTTTCTCCTTGATCTTCATTGGCCAGAAAAGGTGCCCTAGGACAACGCCGACGAGCAAAGGCACCACAGGCTCTCGTTGCGCCAAATCCAGAATGACCGTGCTGAAGGTGTAGTCGCTGCCCCAGGCCAGGATGGCAAACAGGTCGTAGCAGGCGATGATCAGGACGATCAGGCCGATCATGATGTAGGTTGGTGTTCCCTTCATGATGACCTCCCTTAGCGGATGAATGTCTGGCGACCTTCGGGGACCGGGTAGTAGTTCTGATCGCCATATCCGGCGAAGATGCGGAAGGGGCTGAGGATGGCGGCACCAGCGACGACCCCGGCCCGACCAGCCTTGTATTCCAGCTTGGCATCGTCGTAGGCCTTGCAATAGCCTTCCTTGAGCAGGGCGATTCGCCCCTGGAGAGGGCCTCTGAGATCGATTGCCGAAGAGCCGTCTCGGATGGAGATGCCCTGTCGTACCGCGTTACGGGCCTCGCCGCGCTCGGTGATGCAAGCAGCTTTGAGACAGACTAGGTTGATGAAGTTGTCATCCCTTGTGGCGGTGGCCTCGTCACGGTCGGTGGGGTCGGGGGTGATGGACAGGGACTGAACATCGGCCTCGTAAATGAGGGGGAAGTTCAACTCGCTCAACACCAGCTGGGCGGCGGCACAGATAGTCTGATAGACTCTTTGGTCTGAAAACTGGTACGGAACCGTGAAGTCGTTCAGTAGAACCCTCAAGAGGGTTCCCATTTCTGTTTGCCAGCTCATCAGCGCACCTCCTACTGGAGATACACCGCAGTCTATTCGGCTATAAAGACTGAAAGGTGGCCGGTGGCCGGGGTTAGGGTGTGGCCATTGGCAAGAGTGATGCGGATTTCAAAGGGATGGAAACCGTTGCCCAAAAAGTACATGGTGGCCCGGGCGATCATGATTTCCAGTTTGCCGCCGACAAAGGGAAGGGGCTTGGAGAAGTCATCCAGAAATAAAATGATAGCACTTGATGGCTCAGGTGAATCAACCGTGAAAACCAGCGGGTCGGTATACCTGTCCACCCTCAGTCCAAAGTCGAGGTGGGGAACGGTGAAATCGGGCAGCTGGATCAACATCAGTTGAACGGGGCCACAATCTGGAAGATGCCCTTGAGCAGGGTCAACAGGTGGTCGTTGGGCAACCGGGTGTTGATCTCAAAGGGCCACCGTCCACTCCCCATCTGGGCCAGTTCCAAGCTGGACAACTCAACCCTGACGGTATTGTCAGGCAGGACGGGGAGAGTCTTGGTGAAGCCGGTCCTTTTGGATTTGACGGTCAGTCGGACGATGGACTCGGCCAGCGGTGGCCAGGCCTCGCTGATGACATCGATGGATCGGCCCTCGGCAGCAAAGTAATCGTCCGTCTGGCGGAACACGACTGGCGTTCCCTCGTCGGCGACAACGGGAATGCTGAAGGTCGGGACTTTGATGGCAGAGGTCAGGCGGGAGGAGATCGGGGCATCGACATATTCCAGCAACTCGGGATTAATGGTCATGAAAGCCATTAAGTTGTTGCCAGAAAAGAACTTAACGCCACCCCGGAAGCTGGCCGGGAACTGGTCGTAAGTCCACATGTAATTCCCCTGGCCAATCTCCACAAAGCCAGAGGAAATCAGGCTACCGACCGGCGTGCCGCTGGGGCTGACAAGTTGAGCCGAAAGGCTCTGGCCCGTCTTGGATACCCCCAGGACGACGCCGATCGTCGCCTTGTACATCAGATGACGCCTTTGGCTTTGGCGACTTTATCGAGAGCAGCCACGACCAGACCAAAAGCCTGGGCCACATCAGCGTCCTCGGCGGCCAGTTCGTACAGGTTGGGCACGAACAGGTTGGTCTTCATGTTCGGGTTGACTTCGATCTTCTCAACCGTGGTGGCCTCGCCGGTCTCGGGATTGGTCACCGTCTCGCTGTAGACGCGACTTTTCACGAAGATCACATGCAGCTGGACAGGAGAGGTCGAGCCGTCCCCAACCGTGCTGAACTGCTCAATCCGCCACTTGTCGAATACCTTCTCGGCAATCGAGGGAACAACGCTGGGTTCGGTCGCTTCAATCCACTGTGCCATGTCAAAACTCCTAAAAAAAAGAGGAACCACAAGATAATACACTTACCACTACAGACCAAATCTGCTTTTCGTTTTATTGAATGTGTTACTGATTTGCGTTCCTGTCATAACAGAGTTATAAAAAGCTATATTTGTTAAGTAGCAGTTAGTGAGTGGATAGGAGGACAACTGGGTCGATCCGGTGGCCCCGCCCCGCGCTATTTGCAGGGTGGAGTGGGTGATGGCCGATCCGTAGGACTCTGTCCCTTTCTGCACTCCGTCGATGTAGACTGTCTGGGTCTTGGTCGAAAACTTGTAAGTCAGGGTGAACATATGCCAGCCGTTCCGGACGGAGGCTGTGGTTGCCCAGTTTAGACCCCCACCCCCGCCGTTGTTTGTCCACGAGCGGATGTTCGCCCCAGTCCCGCCGGTCGCAATAGCAAACCCATTCCAGCTGGTATCCCAGGTCGAAAGAATACCCTGTTCGGTCGCATTGTTGCTGATGTAGTACATCCAGAAATTGACGCTGAAATCGGCGTTGTTGGTCAGGCCCGAGTTGGCGTAGGCGTAGGAGGCGGTGCCATCGAAGATGAAGTAGCCATCGTTGTTGGTGGAGTAGGTGGGGTTGCTGATGAAGGTTCCGTCGTTGCCGCTATAGCTCAGGTCGTTCCAGGTGCCGCTGTTGGGGCCGAAGTTGGTGGCGTACTTGTCCAGGAAAAGGGTTGCCCCCACACAGTTAAAAACATCCGTGTTATTGAAAGTCTGTCCGGTGACAAAGGTGCCGTCGACAGCAGACTGGATGGTGTTGTCGGCAATTGTGATGGAAATCGTGTCGCCAGGCGAGACACTCACGCCAGAAAGAGTGAACACGACCGCTTCGTCGTTGTATAAGGGGTTACTGGTGGCAAGGGCAAGGGTGGCATTGACCGGGGCAGCCGTTGTGGTTGTCGGCGTCAGGGTTGTGGTCGTGGTCGTGGTGGTCGTGGTTGTTGTCGGCGTGGTTGTCGTCGTAGTCGTGGTCGTCGTGGTTGTTGTTGGAAAAGGCGTCCCGGACATGATACCCTCCTTAGACCTTCGTCACCGTGACTGTTATACCGGAGGTGGTGGGTACTACTGGTCCCGTGAAAGGGATAACGACCGTCGTACTGGATGTAACCACGGGTTTTGGGGGCGTCCTCGGCGGGGGTGCGGGCGGGTTGGTCGGGCTGGTCTTGATGACCCCCGTCGAGGTTCCACCTGGGTAAACCGTTGGTGGGGTTCCCGGCCCTTGGGCGGGACACCCCTGTACACCGCTGTTCGGACGCCTTTTGCACCGACGAGAAACTCCAGCCATTAGTGGACTCTCCAGCAGGGGTTATTTTGACCAGCAACAAGACCGCCATCGGTCCCGTCATAAATCAATTCGGCGTAGTCTCGCGGAGCGAGTATGATATCGACAGCCTGCACGCAGCAGAACCGATTGGCGATTGTGGAACTGGTGCTGTTATGTTTCAGGGTGAGGTTGGCCGTACCCACATTGTAAATACGCATGATGCGACCATCGACATGGCTGCCGCCACTGGGAGGGGCAACGCCCGTCAGATTGCAAGCGACCGTACAGTTAAGCCTTTGGAAGGAGCTACTGCCCAAAGCCAAGTCGTTAGTTGCGGTAGAGATATTGGTGGTGTTGCTGGTAAAAGCAATCGATCCACCACCTGAACTGGAATCAGTAATCCGCAAAACACCCTTACCGCCCCTGTTTATGCCAACATCAATGTTCCAAGATGGATCACTGATAATGATGTTGGATCGAGTGCGGATTGAATAGCTATTTTGGGCGTATAAATCCAAGTGATTTTGAGTTGTGACCCCAAAACCATGATTGCCACAAGAAATGCCTGTGGCAGGATCGATGGAAACATAATAGGCATTGTTGGAAGTTCTGGCGACCGTAAAGTAACGGCTATCGCCAAGCTGAACTTTTAAGTCGCCGCCCGTATCCTTGTTAATAATTTGGCCGTTGGTTCCATCGTGGTAAATTTGAAGCTCATCGGTTCCAGCCGTGCCGCCAGCCGCACGAACGATTACAACACCGTTGCCTCCGGTGGTGGCCTGTAAGCCAGGCTGAAGTAGGATAGAGCCACCAGCACCGCTGGTTTCACCGTTGCCCGCGTAAAGAGAAAGGCTGTTGCCTGCGCCAGATCCGCCAATAACCGGAGGAACAGAAAGATAAGCACCAACCACACCATAGCTGTAGGCCGCAGTTATGGAAGATGTGCCTGTGCCGGTTGCTGAAGTTAAAGCAGATGTTCCTATTACATTTAAAGTTTTTATGTAAATTGCCACATTTCTTGCGGAAGTTCCGGCTGTTCTACGAAGCCTAAGCCTAAAGTTTGCGCCATCACTCCACGATTCAATTTCAAAATCAAATGTGCTTTCATAGCCACCTTGCCTAGTCATCGATATTGGCGTTAATATTGTGTTTCTGCCTGTTCCGTAGGCTGAAACAAAGTTATATATTTTAATCGTTGTGCCAATAGCAGAACCAGACTCTGACACGGCCATGATTTGCATAGCCGTTCTTTGTTCGTCAAAATTGCAAATCTCAACATAGTTGCCGACGGTGGTGGGGGCGGCTCGGTAAAAAACATATTCTGCGGTATAGCTGGATTTGTATCCGCCGTCAGTAAATACGCTGGCGGCTGAAATGTTGCCACTTGCGTCAACGGTCGCAAGCGCTGTGCCGCCGTTATTTTGCCACTCCTGCAAGGTGGCCGACTGCGAAGCGGCGCCTTTTACGATCAGGCCCTTAGTGCTTGCAGAAACTGGCGCAACTACTACTTGGCCTGCGGCTGCGCTTGTCTGACCAAACGACATGCCGTCAAGAACGAAATTGTTAACGCCGCCACCACCAGAATATGCGTAAAGCTGGCTTCTGATAGTACCGTTGTCATAAAGGGCAAGATAACCCTTTTCATTTCCGCCAGTTGTTCCACTATTTGCCGTACCAGTTCCAGTACCAAGCCAAGCTACTTGCTGTGCAGATCGAAGTACGCCATCCGGGCTTTTGTAAATATATATGGATGGAGATGCGCCGTTGGTGGCGATGGTCATGCTGGAGGTGGGGGATGTCGCACCAACACCAACATTGCCAGCCGAATCAATTCGCAGTCGTTCGGTATTCGCCGTGTAGCAAATTAGCGGGAAGCTACCAACCGTGCGAAGCCCAAGCTCGCCCGACGTGCCATTGTACAAGTCGATGTAATTGTACGATGTCGCACTTGCGTTTCCGGCAAACCCCAAGCCCTGGGCGATTTTGCCTCCGATAGCAATGCCGATGTCGCCGTTCTTATGGATACGCATCCGCTCGGCGCGAGTGGTACTGCCAGCGGGGTTGGTGTAGAACACCAGATTGCTGTCGTAGTTGGTGTCGTTGACAGCCATCAGTCCTGCGCCGCCGTAGGTCCCGGCGTTCAGGGTGCGAAGCTCAAGAGCGGCATAGGTGTTTTGCGACGACGGGCTAACCCTGACAGTTGCCGTGCCGATAGCATTAACCGTAGAACCACCAGTCCCTATTACATCTAAAGCCGTTCCTGGAGAATTGTTGCCGACCCCAACATTTCCAGACGAATCAATTCGCAGCCTTTCTGAGCCGTTTGTAAAAAATTTCAAAATTTGCCATTGGCCTGCTGTATAGCCACCAAAAACAAGATGATTACTAGATTCCCACTTCATCACCTTGTAGCCAGACATACCAAAGGCGTCCCCACCATCGGCGGTTTGAAGCTCTAGTTTACAGCCAGCTGACAATGTCGTTGTTCCGATCCCAACATTTGTCCCATTATCGTAAATAATGCTGTTGCCTACGGCATTCGTCCCAGTAAACTTAGCAACATAATTTGTCGTACCAGACAAGTTGGAGGTGGTTAGAGCGGTGGCCCAGGACAGCGTGCCGCTACCATTGGTAGAAAGAACCTGGCCATTGGTCCCATCCGTTGTCGGCATGTTGTACGGGTACATTTCCCCGTGAACCCGCCACTTTGCCGATGTCCCATCGTAGGTGCATTGGACGATGCGGTTGGGGCCAAGAACGATGTCGCCACCGTTTTCGTTGATGAACTGATTGGCGGCTACGCTGGTCTGGCTGTGTTTTAGGGTGATATTAAAGGAGCCAACATTGTGGAGCCAGATTACGCGGCCATCGACATGGGCACCATTAGCGGGGGGCGCAATGCCAGTTAGGTTGTAAGCCGCCGACGAGGAAAGGCGCTGGAAGGCTGATCCGGTAAGGACGAGGTCGTTCGTGCTAGCAGATAAAGCAGTAGGAGTTGAATTAGGGTATGCAAAAGAACCACCATTTGTCAGGCTTACGCTGCTGTTGTAGCGACCTACCTGAATAACTCCAACGGTTGCAAAACCCAAACCAGCCGTATAACCTTCGGTCCACGCATATCCAGTATTTCTAAAACCTAGAATGTTCCCGCTAGCAAGATTAACTCCCTTAGACTGATCTCCAACAGTTACGCTGTAGCTGGGTGCCATGTAGTTATCACAAACAATGTAGCGCGACTGCCCGCCTTGGCCAGCTGTCGCATAAAACATTGTCTGGCCATCGCCGCGCTGAAAATAGTAAAAACCTCCGTTGGCATTTGTGCCAGTTCTGAAATAAGTGTCGAGACCAGTATTAAATATTTGAAGTTCATTTGTTCCAGGCGTACCATTTGGTTGTCTAACGATAACCGCCCCATCTCCACCCGTCGTGGCCTGCTGACCGGGTTGCAAGACAATGCTACCGCCAGCTCCACTTGTCAGGCCGTCCCCGGCCTTCAGCGTCAAGCTGTTGCCTGCCCCCGCCACTGTCTTCGTCACGCTGTAAAGCGTGTTGCTATATACTGTCCCCCCCAAAGGTGCCAGCCTCACCAATCCCGACGCATCGACATCAATCATCGGCACACCCGAGATGTCGTTAACGGAGAAAATCGTTCCGGAGGCGAGGTTGTTGTTGATGGAGAAAAGCTGCCCTGCCGACCCCTCAAAGCTCATGGTCCCGTTGGAATCATCAAGCAACTTAAGGGTGATCGGCACATTGCCTTTGCCGGTAAAGACAATGGTTGGTTGGGCCGTTTGGGAGCGGTTGGGGGTAATTACGATATTCTTGTCCGAATCAGCCATGATAAGCTCCTATATTCCAAAACGACCGCGCATAGCCACATAAACTTTGATAACTTCTTCTTCTGACAATACCCGGTTATAGGCCATCAGAAAGCTCAATTGAGCTTGACTTCTTTCGCTGGAGGAACTCCAAGCGCCGACACAGAAGGAGGTGGGGCCATACGCGCCGCCATTATTGCTGCCAAGAGAAACACCATCACGATATAGTGTCCATATATCAGAACTATAATTTCCTATACCTGCATATATCGCCCAAGCAGTCCCGTCTGCCGACCCATTCACCACCCAGCCTTCGGCGTAGTATTTGTTTCCAGACCCGCCATGGTGGCCCAAGAGCCAGTTGCCACCATTGGAACTCACCACCCTGCCGTTGTAGGCAGACCCTGGTTTTCTTCTTGAACCCGTGATGATGGTGTGATTTACCGTCTGGAGGTTGGGACCACCCGTAATTTGACTATCAACCCCGTTGGTCTCAAGGATGCCGTTGGCAGTAGCACTGTCAAACGCCACCGTATTTACAAGGGTGCCGTTATTTCCCCTTCCGCTTAGGTCATACAAGATAGTGCCGGTCCCTGGATAGGAATTGCGATCAGCAACGTCCCAGAGCATGACGAGACCATCGGTGGGGATGTTTGGTCCTGCGTAAACGCTCATAAGCCAAACCTCCCGCGCACGGCGTTGTAGTTTTGCAATATTTCATCGGCACTCAAGGCGCGGTTATACATACGCACGATGGCGATTCGTCCCGAAAAATATCTAGGAAGCCAAGTGACGCCGCCAAGAATGATTGGATTGGCCGTGTTAGGTAGAGTGGCTGGCATGTTGCCGCCAATAGTGCTTGCCCCCTTGTAGGTGCCGTTCGTATAAAGCTTCAGGGTGGTGCTGGGCAGGGTTTGAAGAACGACCTGATTCCAGGCGTTCATGGTTGCAGCCCCAACAACTTCCCCCCAACGATCTCCACCAGTAGTAGACCAGTCGAAATAGACCTTGCCATCGCCGTATACATAAAGGCGAGGATTATCTGGGTTTGCTCCCGAATCCGATTGACCCCTAGACAGAAATTCCCCCGCTGCCGTCGGATAAAACCAGACCTCGTGAGTACAACCTGTCGGAGTATCCAGCGAGGCCGAATAAGGAATTGAAATATAAGTCGAGGACGCACTCGTAAAAGTCAGGTAGCCGCCGTTTCCAGCGTTGTAAGACGGGCCGTTGGTCAGCGTGCCGTTGTTGCTCTGTCCACTGATGTCGTTGATAGTAGTGCCCGACCCAGGGTAAGAGCGGGGATTGCCTGCGTCAACGCAAAGAATCAGGCCAGATGTCGATATGCTGGGAGAATGCGAAAGGCCCATTAGAGTGCAAACCTCCCGCGGAGCGCATTAAAATTTTGCAATATTTGACTTGCAGAAAGAGCAGCATTATAAACTTTAAAGTCAGATATATTTCCGGCCCAAAAACTAGCGTTGGTATGAAACCTAGCTAAGTTCAAAGTGTATCCAGCACCATTTCCAAACTGAGTTGTCTGATCTCCAGACCTAGTCACGCCAGTTGTTCTTTCAACGCCATTGATATAGTGCCTAGTGATTATGCCTGTATCGCTTAAGTTTCTGACAAAAGTATAATTTCTCCAGGTGCTGTCTTGAAAATCGCCATAGGTGCCTGCTCTTGAAAGGACAGAATATGGGGTGCCGCCGCTATTCCAATAAACCCACATTGTTTGACCAGCAGCGCCAAGGTCTGAATCATTGGTGTCAAAATGAAGAGCGTAGCTTGTGTTTGTGCCGTTTCCCAAAGAGAGCAAATATTGATAAATAGCCGTAGAGGTTGCTTTAAACCAAATGCTGATCGTGCAATTGTTTAAGATGGTCGTGAAGGGGATGGACGCATAATCATTTACTCGGTCAAAAACCAAGCTGCCACCATTATTTGAATCAAAGGTTGGGCCGTTCACGAGAGTGGCGTTATTTCCGTTCCCGCTCAAGTCAGTCCAACTAGTACCCGAACCTGGATAACTTCTTTTGTTCGCAGCATCCAAATGAACAATCAAATTGTTGGTGATGATGCTGGGATTATAATTAATTCCCATTTACCTCCACCTCCAACTTGGCGATGTCTTTGCGTGTGCCGTACACGATGAAATCACAGCAGACCTGGCGGTCAGATTCCACGAGGACCCTCTCAGCGTTGGCGTCAACAACAAAGAGCGAGGGTTGGGCATACTTGCGCGGGGTCAGGTTAACCGTAATGCTGTCAGGATCAACCAGATCGACCCAGTAGTCCGGCAGCACGATGACATTTTCCCCCTCCAACCTGCCCCTAAAGTAGACGCCATTCTCTGGACCTTCCAGTGAGGCATAGCGAAGCTTCTTGCCTTCTGCGGCCTTGGCGGGGGTGGGGTGATCAATCAAGAAGCTCTTGCTGACGGCGAAGAAGTTGCCGCCTGAATCCATATAGGCTAGAGCAGTACCGCCGTTGTTCTGCCATTCAGTCAAATTAGCTGATTGCGAAGCAGCCGCCTTAACAATGATCGTTTTTGCCGAAGTCGATTGGCTTATAAATTGTGAGTCGCCATAGACCTCAAACCGCGAAGTTGGGGCTGGGATAGTAGCGTAACTTCCAGCAGTAATCTGGAAATTGGTCGTATTAAATGCCGTTCTTCCTAATGCCGCAACCGAATTTTGCCCGAAGAAAAGATTTGAGTTTTTGATCCAGAAAGTCTCAGCAGAAACGGTGTCAGCCCATTGATTCCAGCTGACCAATCGAACGCCACCACCAGAATGATCGAGATTTATGTAGGTAAGAGCAGAGATATAGAATTCAACAGAGCCAGCTGCCACACCCATTGACGCTACAGTAGCGTTGTCTGATGTGCGCTTCATTAATAAATAATCGCCAAGCGAATTCTTGACGGTTACTACGCCACCATCAACATGCAATCTAGTGCTAGGCGATGTGGTGCCGATTCCCAAATTGCCACTGGAATCAAATGCAGCTACATCCGTTGTTCCATTGTAGTAGAACAACAGCTTATTATTGCCTTGACTGGCGGTTGCGCCCGTGGCGACAACCGCCCACTTATTGCTACCGCTTGGTTTTAGAACCAGGCCAGCACCAACTGTGCCGGTACTTGCAACATAAACATGCTCATAACTGTTAGCGCCAGCAGCCGAAACATGTAGGGGATAACTTGGACTTATGCCTATGCCAACATTACCAGATGAATCAATCCTCATCCTTTCGGTGTTGTTGGTATAGAAGGTCATACCAATGGGGGTGGAAGTTCCCCCTTGATTTAGTCTAAGCTCCCCAGTTCCTGAGCTATTGTTTATTTCAAAGACATAACGATCATTGCCGCTCGTGGACTTAAAGCCCATCGTGCAGTACTCGCCGTCACCAGAGCCGCGCTGAAACCCGATCTTGCCAGCGGCTGCACCGATTGAAAGGTTGTTGGACGGCGAAGCCGTCCCAATACCAACATTCGTCCCATTGTCGTAGACAATGCTGTTGCCAAGCGTCTGTTGGCTCGTGAACTTCGGTAGATAGCCGGAGGTGCCGGAGATGCCGAAGGGTTGGCCGATGGGGCCAAACTGAACCGAGTTCAAAGAACTCGACAAAGTATGGAAAGAAGAATCAAGATAAAGTGGATTGCCAACTGATCTTGCTACTGTTCGCTGTAGTACGCCATCTTTCCAATAACGAACATTTGTACCATCATAAGTAATCGACAACACGGTAGAGGTCGTGTAACTACCATAAGTTGCAATCTGGGCATTGTTTTCCCAAATCGCCAAAACTCCACCTTGCTGAACATACCACGCATAATCTAAAGAGCTATAAACAGCATCTGTTGTCGGGTCACTATTAAGCCCGAACATAATATAACCAGTCGTTTGCGAGGCTTGCGCCGAGCAATAAACATTTTTAATATAGCCTTCTGATGAATATACTTGAGCATTCCAATCGGTAGTACCACTACTTTTAGTGTAAGTTCCGGCGCTCGGGGAAGTAACACCCCCAGTCATATTCGGCGTCCAGTAATTATTGCCAAATATTTGAGTAGCCGAATCAACCGTTCCGTAAGAAGTGTACGAGGAACCAAAGAAAGCCCCAGTCGGGCTGACGGAGGCCACGACGGCACCCGTGCTGTCTTGCCACTCGGTGAGGTTGCCAGTTTGAGCAGCTTTTCCTTTGATGACAACTACTTTGGAGCCAACATTTCCGTTGTTTGTAAAACCGGCGACCGTGCCATTTGCGCCCATATTCGCCACAACATTCAGGCCTGTTGTGTTGCCAGCAGCACCTGGAGTTATGTTTACGC